ATGGGTAATTTAATGCACCATAACAACAAGGATTTTATCGTGGAAAATATTAAAAGATTCAACTTCTATGAAGTTACCGATTACCCTGTCCTTGCAGAAATCCCACCCAAGGAAAACCCCGCAGGGAAATACGTAAAATACTCTGATTTTGAGACATTATTAGAGGAAAACAAAATGCTAAAAGAGAAGATTAACTCTCTTTTATAGAGTTTGTTGGCGTTACTGGCCACTCAATATTGGAGGCAAGGGAAACATCGATGTTTTTCACTTTCACACGATGCTGTTTTCATGCTTTTAAGTCGGCGCGAATGCCATCTGGCGCATCGTCGCCACCATCTTCTAGCCCCCTTAACTTCATCAGGACAGCAACAACCACGGCCGCCACGGAAAAATAATGAACCACCCATGAATGTCAATGATGACAACCCGTTATGATTAAATAACTACCCCCTCATTGAGGGGTTTTGTTTTATGTTGTCTGCGGTATTGTGCTTTGTATAAACCACGGTAAGGAATCAAAAAACACCCCCCATCTATCATCCGATGAATCTATGGTTCCAACAAGATGCCAGTCTCCTTCATATGCCGCCAAGTAAGCAACAACAACCTCTTCGCTTTCATCTGCAAATCTAACAATAATTTCCATTAGAATGAGTACCCCCTTGATGCTATCGTGTAATTACCTGACGCAGTATTGGCCATATTGTAGTAAATAGTCTGCTCGGTAATTACAGGCATAGTCACTGATTGCGTCATTGCTCCTGTTGAGTTACCCAGGGTGGCATTTACCGTGGTCTGCGCTATTCCGCTGGAAGATGCCTTAACATACATCTCTAAGCCAGCTCCAGCGACAGTCTGAACAATAACGCAATATAAATCCAAGTCCTTAGCATTCCTTGGTGCTGCAGTTGCTATTGACTGTGTAACAACCCCGGTGATGCCCGGCGATACAACTGCTATATTAATTAAAGCCGTAGAGACGTGACGACCATGCTGGTAACATACAGAGAATTTGCTGGCTGAAATCGGCAATACACTAACAAGTGCGGATGCGGAATAACCTGATGGCATATTATTCCCATTGTAAATCTCACCAATCTTTGCAATGGTGGCATTAACCGCCAGCAATGCAGATTCTCGCGTTGATGGATTGTATATCAAATACAACCCAACAAACCCAATTGCCGGGGCAGTTCCAGTATCCATGCCGCCCGCACCGGTAGTTGCGAGGTTAATATTTTTATTTAATCCGTTTAATTTATATTGCAACCCTCCAATTTCAGTTTGAACTACAACTTCATCTGCGGTTAACGTCGCCGTGGCTAGCGATGTTGGTATGCTTACCACTAAATTAACAGATCTACCCAGCAATCCAGTTAGTTGTGAAAATGTCGATGGTTGCAGAGCTGACATAGCCGCGCCAGACAAATTAACCGGCCCTGTAAATGTGCCGCCGGTAGTATGCATAAGTAAATCGGGGTTAACGCTTGCAGCAAATTGTTCTGCTTCATTTCTGGCAGAAACTGCCCCATCTTTGCTTTGCGTGGCTATTGTTGCAGCTCCAGATGCGGTCGATGCCGAATCTGTCGCCGCCGCAGCAGCACCGCTGGCTATCGTCGCTGAACCAGAAGCCGATGTTGCAGAACCTTCCGCTGCTGCTTCTGCTGACTGGGCCGCTGTCTTTGCTGCGACCGCTTCATCTCTGGCCGTTTCCGCCCCAGCCACCGCTTCGCCTGCATTCTCTATCAACTCTTTATTTGCATCAAACCACGTTTTTGAATCACTAATCCATGACAGAGCGGGAATAACTACTGTTGACCCATCAGGAGCAATAATGGTGACATCTCCTGTACCAGTGGTTATATCCTGCCAGTCTTCTAATAACTTTTGATATAAAGCTAATTGTACGGCTGTTCTACGCGCCAAATCAGACATTGAATTTGATACAGTCGTGACAATTGCGTATTCAGAGTTGGTAATTGCTGATGCTATATTTTTTGTTACTCTTATTTTAGTATCGCTATCGACAGAAAGTATTTCATATATTACAACCTGCCCAGAACCAGGAATAAATATCATCTGCCCCGAAGCAATGCCAAATATTGGATTATTCCATAGCGTACCTGTTCCGGTAATCACATTTGTCCCAGCTACTGACGTGACTGTTCCTGCCTCATACCAAGACATAATTGTATTCCTATTGATTTTAAAAGTAAGTGTCTGTATTTAATATGGGTAAAGCCAGTGGGCTATTGCCATATTTATTGTCATTAATCGGTACGCTATTTACATAAGCGCCTTGGCCAGCTGTGATGCTAGAACCCGACATCCGCATAGCAGTACGATACCAGCCCCGGTAGCCTCCACTTTGCTCATTCCCCGCAGGGAGACCACCAAGGCTAGGTAGAGGGATCATGGGTCTGGCTATTCCGGTGTTCACCCACACATTGGGCGTAGAACTCAATTGAGTTGTATTAGCCAATATTAAAGGGGGGTATCGAGATGAAAACGTGCATTGCCCTGAAGTGTTGAATATAGCTAACCCTGCCGTTCCGGAGTCTGGCGGCGCTGGGAAAAATCCCGTTGTAAAAACGCAAACATTCGCAACAACAGATCCATTGCCTGTTGAACCTGTAGAGTTTATAGCAAAGCAGTGGATATTCTTACTTGGGGCGTCATACAATAACGACACATTAGGATCGGTCCAATTAGCAAAGACGATGGCATTTTCACGGTTTGGTATACCAGCTGGAACTTGCCAATCTGACGATATAGTCACCTGCCCCCTCCATGTGCAAAAACCCAATACCGAAGCATCAGATATAGCCATGAAATTAGCTGAATTTTGTAAAAATAACCCATATGTACCAAATGCTGGTGAGTTTGGAATTTCAAAAGCTGAAAATGTCGCCCACCCCATATTATTATTTGAAGTGGTAAAGGTGATGCGATTACCATTCATTGAATACCCGGTGACATACCACGCATACGCGCTCGCCGACCCAACAGGGGTGGAAACTCCCCCAAACGAAGTAGGCACTAAATATAACTGCCCTCCCGTATAACCATTCAGAACAACGGATGGCGGGTTGCCTGTTCCTAATGTGTCGTAGTTCCCTAGAAATCTAAGTAATCGTGTCCCAGATGTCATATAGACACCCTTTCCCCCATCGCTGGGGGATACATATAAAATAGGCTCAGCCATTAGAAATACCCACATATTATGGCTGGTTGACCGTTAGCGTGATATGTTCTTTGTCCGCGATAATCTAATATAGTACGAATCCCATTAATCGTATTATCCATAGTTATATTCCCCCTGAGATTTACACTATTAAACTCAGCGTTGCCATTTTTAAAATCAAGCTTTAGACCAGACAGCCCTTGAACATAATTATCTGATTCAAGGGTATCTGTTATTTTGCCTCGCCCAATTGACGCCTTTGCAATAAATGCATCATTCATAAACACTTGACCATTTACCACTGCAAAAGGCGAAAATACATTACCAGTTGGGCCAGAGAGCAATATAAATTGATCGGCAGTAAAGCCAATTGATGATTTAGCTACGCCATCAATAAACTCAGCACCGATTACCATGCCAGCACTGACAAATTGACCGTTATAATTTAGTCCTGCTCTCAAGCTGTATGTTGCACTAGCGCCATCGGCATCAACAACGGCAGTCATTTTCTGGTCAATAGCAGCCGTTTGATCTTCAAAAGTCGCGGTTACCAATGTTTCAAACTCAGCGAATGCCCGTTCAGCATCAGCGACAGTGGTCGTTAAGTGGACAACACTGGCTTTATTCTTTCCGTATTGCGCCCATTGCTGCACGATACCTGCATCATTCGCGACAGCGTTCTCCAGAATCGCCTCAGCATTCATGAAATCATTATTAAATAACTGCTGTCCCGCCACAGTGTTACTGATGAAATCATCGCCAATCGCTTCGAGAATAGCGCTTGTATCGGTGCTGGACATGCCACGAACCCAATCAATCCAGGGCGACTGATTACCGGATTTATCCACGATGCGCGCACGGAACCAGAACACTTGGCCCGCCCTTAATCCCTGCATGGTGTAGTTCCGTTGCGGATGCGGTACATCACTCAACAATAAGGGATCAGTGCCATCAGCAGACAGGCTATATTCAATCTCGGTTTTTAACGCATCCTCAGCCCCTTCTGGATAACCCCAGTTCAGGGTGATACCGAATAGAATACCGGTGGCCGCAAAACCCACTGGCATTGGAGGGTTGCCCTCTTTACCGTTTAATGTAGTTTCTTGTGCATTAGCCCAGATACTGGATATATCTGAGGGGTTAATAGCGCGAACGCGAGCCTGATATTGCCCGGCGTATATCCCCTCGACTTGAAAGCCTTGTGCCGATGTCCGTGGTGCTGATATCCAATTCCCGTTATCGCGTCGCCACTCTGCCTCATATGCTATTGCACTGGCTGCTGGCTCCCATGTAACACGTAAGGTAGTTACCGCGAGCCCTTGTGAGAGCGCGGAGAAGCTATCGATTACCACATTCGTTGGTGGCGGCTGAACACCTGGTGGGATTACGCTGATGGGCCGCTCATCAATGCGAGCACCCGTATCTATTCGCTCATATTTATCAGGGTCGTGCTGAACACCCGAGATACTGTACGTGTTGTCATCGTTGTCAGAGATACCGGTAACCCGGTATTGCTGAATGGCTAAATCATCTGCATCGACAGACCAAATGCTCTCAGCAACTGGCGTTTCGCTGTATGCCACGCTGACGGTAACTACTTCTTCATTAACTGATTGAACAGTGCGAGCTTGAGATACCCCGCTCGGTAAGTTAACAAGCAACCTGTCCCCAGCATTCACATCAGCAATGCGATCCAAGGTAATGTTTCGACCAGAAACGGCACTAATACGACCGCCCGTTTTTCTACCAGATAGCATTTCATCTGCAATGCCAATAATGTGACCGGGTAAAGGAATTGCACCATCCAGCCCCACATTGAAGTTTACTATCCGGTCCTTGCTGTTGGTCAATAATGCCCAGCGACCTCGCCGGTTGGCTTCCGTCTGCCTGATGCAGCCGATCGCCGTCATATCTATCTGGTTGATGCCGTAGCGACGAACCAAATCATTATCTGACACCGCCTCTATTGCATCCTGAAAATTGTTTGAGGGGTCGCTCCAGCTGACCATGGCTGTTGTGTAACGTTTCTTCTCAGATCCACCTCCATAGGTGAAACGACCATCAATAACGTTGGCTCGCGTGAAAATATAATCAACATCACGTGGCATATCAGCCAAGGCACAAAGCTGATTGTTTCCCCAATAGGTCATTCCTCGAAAGATAGCAGCCAAATCACGCAACACGGTGAATGCTTCAGCCTGGGATTGAATATACACGTCACAGATAAAGCGTGGCTCTGTGCCGCTACCACCGCGCCCATCGGGGACCAGTTGGTCACAATATTGCCCGATTCTGTATAGCTCCCACTTATCAACCTGCGTTGAATCTATGCGTAATCCAAGCCCAAATCGTTCAGCTAATACAATGTCGTAAAATACCCAGGCAGGGTTATTGGTATATGCCCACTTAAATGAACCATCCCAAACGCCGGAGTAACTCCGGGTGTCAGGGTCGTAATTCGTCGGAACGCGGATTACCCTACCCTTTGGCTCGCAAGAAATTGCGGGTATATTCTGGAATTGAGTCGCGTCAAATTCGATATAAAGAAGTGCAGTATTCGGATAGCGCAACTTGGCATCAATGACTTCAGAAATAGCCTCTGTGTTCATTCTATCTGCAATACGGCCAGAGTTAGCGTTCGCCGTGATGCGTCGCGAGCGGATCTGCCAGCCAGTTGTGGCTTTGGGTAAATTGATTCGATGCGAGCGCTCGTAAAGCGTTGTCGTTTTGCCATCTATTGCAGTATTGAGCAGTGTCGAATATGCTCCGCCATCGGTAGAAACATCAATCGCATATTCAATACGGTAACCGCCAACATCACCGTTATCAGCCTGGCGCTGTAATGAGGGCCAGCCAAAGCGAACCCGAACAGCAGACAATTGCGTATTGGTGACAGAGCGAACCCATGGCGTATCTGATTTCAGTTCTGTATTAACTGTTATCTCATTCTCAACATTCGGCATGCCCTGAATATAGTCCTGAGCCTGGGTGCCAGCCCGATATTCCCATGTTACGCCAGTAAAATTACTGCTACCGTCGGGGTTTTTAATTGGGGTGCCATCAAGATATATGTTAGTCCCGTCTAAACCGCCTGCAAACTCCCCTTCACCAAGCGCAAGGAGTATCTTCGCCTTCGCTGTTGATTGAATACTATCAGGAGATTCCACAGGTGTAGTGGCATTGCTACTCCCACCTTTACGGCCTTTAATCTGTTTACGTGCCATATTTCACCCATAAAAAAACCCACATTTCGTGGGCATTGGCGTGTTTATTGATCAACTCAATGGCGATTACCGGCTGATCTTCTATTGTGTAAGGTCAGCCCACTCTCGCCATGCGCGGCTTGAGTGTTATCTATCGGAGGAATGGCTGATTTACTCTGGGATAAGGAAATAAAAATGTTAAAAGATTATGATTTTATGAAACCACTTAGCCAGCAGCTTAATACCGTACTGCCACAATTTGATCTACATGCTGATGCCATTGATAAAGCGCTACCTTTCTATCTCGCTATCATTGCCAAGTCATCAGGGAAAACCGCGCAGGAATTCTTTGGCTACAACATGAAGGCATTGGAATTAATTTATGGTGCTTCACATGACGGTAAAAACGCTAAAGAATTGGCGGAGTCGGCTTATGCTTATTCGATAAATGCCAAGGCCAGAGAGATATTCGATAAACTGGATAAAGTAGAGGAATGATATTCAGGCGCGGTTATTCCGCGCCTAACCCCAACTTTTGGCAGTAATTACGAGCATATTCTTCTGCTCGCGTCATAACACCACTAAAGGTACTTTTATCGGTATAATCTTCAACATAATGTATTGTTAATGTGGAGCGATCATTTTCATCATCAGTAAATCCACTCACGTGAACTTTAGAATATAATGTTTTTATTATACCGAAGCTGAAATCTTTACTTTTCTCAACTCGGTCTTCGTAGTCTGGTGCTACGCGCATATCCCGCACTGGTGATAAAACATCAAAACGCAACTTTAATCGTTGAGTGGACGCCAAAGCTTTAGAGTTATCACTTGTGACTTGATTGACTCCAACCCGCACTGAGTACTGGCAAGCATTAGCCTCAGCGTTTTCAATAATAGCTGATACATTTGAGTCTATATTTGGCTGAATAAAAGCATTAGCTATAAAAACCTCACCCTCCTTGATCGAGAAGTCACCACCAACCAGACTGGTAACTACTTCTTTAAGGGAACTAACTTCACTTTCTAATTCTTCAATTCTCTTTTCTAAAGTCATAACTTACTCCTGCCTTTCGGCGTTAATTAATGTAACCACTCTTACATTTGATCTTCAGCATAAATACCCGCTGAGATAACCGCTCCGCCAATTCTACGCTTGCCATACAGTACGCCCACAGGGTTACCCTGAGCCGTAGAGTTAACTGGGCCACCGAATGCATAGCTTGGCTTGTTGTCTGGTGATTGCCTGGATGCAAGGCCGCCTACTTGGGGGGAAAGCATTTGGACTACACCGCCGAGCATCATTGATGCTCCTGACATATAAAAGTATGGGGCCACACCAGCAAACGGCGTAAAGGTCAAAACAGCGCCTACAACAATCAATACCGCCCCGAGTATTGTCTGGAATACCCCGCCTTTTTTGCTGCCAATTATTACAGGGATAATCCTGATTTCTTTCCCCGCATTTGCCAGATCCAACTCGTCTTTGCCAATATTCCTTCTTCCTTTAAATATTACGAAAGTTAAACCTCTTTGCTTTGCTGTCATCATATATTGCTCGAATCCAGGGATGGTTACACAGAGGGCTTTAAATGCCTCTTTAGTCGAACTAATTAAACGTCGATGCGTTCTACCAAATCTATTGGCAAGGGATCCACTTAACTTAATGGTTGTCATCACTTCTTTTGTCATGTCTGGCATATTTGCTCCAATAAAAAACCGCCCGTAGGCGGCTTGGTTTCGTTTGATGAGGTTACTTATTCGATAGTGGTTGGTTTAACATCCATCGTTCCGTTGCTATCGGTAAATATACGGAGTGTTTTGCTTTTCCCTGCTACCAAGCTTACATCTCTTTCTTGCCTTTCTACTGCGGCAGAACACAAAGCAGCACCTTCCCATGTAGCTCCAACTGTCCAGGTTCCGGCAGGAAGATTGAATGATGCTTTTTCTTTTGGATCCAATTTCGCCACGCGGTCGCCATTAATAAACACAGTTGCATAGCAACCGCCGCCTATATAACCACTGTCCCTAACAACAACAAGGGTTGCTTGGTCAGGAAAAACTTGTTGATATTTAAACACCCGATCACTAGGGGCGCTAATCGCTTTACTTGGCGGGACAACTTCTGTTGCACACCCAGCCAAAACCAAAACCGCCAACGCTATGATTAGTTTTTTCATTAGCCATTCCTTGATAAATACAAAAGCCTTGATGTAATTTCATCAATATTATTGCCGTAGTGATCCATGAACTTACAGAAAGGCTCACCATCTTGACCAATCATTTGATATCCGATTTTCAACCATCTTTTCTTTTGGTCATGGGTTATCTCTTCTGATTGAATTTGTTTAACAAAAAGCATGAATCGAAGAAAATCGCCGCCATCTGAAGGTATCTGGCCTAGTTCAGAAGCCATTGTACCCATGGGCATTTCATCTATATCTATACCAATATCTCTCCAATTTGTTGTTTCTGCTATCCATATCCCCTGCCATTCTTCTCTCGCTATTTTGGGTATTTTCCATGATGCTTTTTTATCTATACGCCCATGCTGTTTGAGGATATTAACTGGAGTTCTAAATTGCATGGTTGCGCAGAATCTATAGCCAACAATGATGTCGCCATTTGGTTCAAGCGCTAAATCCTTATCCTTCTTTTGTTTTTCGGCTAAAAACTTAAATGGAGAAAATGACCTGACGATATACACTGGATCACTTTCATCTGTTTTCTCTTTTATCTGGTTTAGCCAAATAACTATTCGTCTTGTAGTTATTGCGCTCAGCCTTATGTCATCAGGAACAGATTTAGGCTTTTCTTCGCAAACTTCCTCACTGCTCTGAACGGCTGGGGGATTCACCTTTCGATGCATCGCGTCATCAATCGACCCGCATAAAATCTCTCGACTCCCAGTGATCCCTAGAGGAGAAACTATATTTAGTCTTTCTAGCGCTTCAATAATTACTGCCGCTCTATTGTAACCAATTCTGAAATGGCGCTGAATTACAGAAACAGAAACTCTTTTGGAGTTAACGACCAACTCAATAGCGCTGTTCAGTAGTGGATCTTCTTCCATTTTCTATCCCCACCATTTACAAGTAGAAATATGATAGCAGGGGATCGCTGCAAAACAACGCAAAATGGTAGGAGCTAGAAGTAAGCTTCCTACTTGCAATACTTGCTCTCGGCATCGATGTAGATTTCGTTAAGCCCATAAAACGCTGACAGCATCTTTTCGTTTGCTATTAATGGATATATTGGCTTCAGGTTAACCTTAGAAACCTTGGTCGGGTGATAAACAAATCGAGTGCCAACCTTACTTCCAGTTCGACTTGTTCCTGATGCAATGCCGCATACACTTACAGTTTCACCAGGGTAGACTTTCAAGTCTGATAGTGTAACCGGCTTCTCCCAGTCAAATATTCCCCCGCAAATCTTCATCACGACCTTGTTTGCTTGTGCGCCAAATGCCTGATCTTTCTTTTGCATAAGTTCAGCGCAAGGTTCTCTGCCGTTGAACACAGCGATTTTCTCTACAACTGCGGAAGAAACATCCTCCTTAAGCTTTTTGTCATTTACACCATTACACCCAGCAATAAGTACAGATAAAGCAATCCAAAAGTAGCGCATATCCCTATCCATCAATAATAAAAAATCATGGTATCAGAGGATATAACAAACGCAAAAACCCGCCTGCGCACGGATGTGAAAGAAAGCAAAACCCATTTAGGATTTTGCTTGTGTAGGTACTATTATTTACTCTTCAAGATACCTACTACTCATCTCATTCAATGCGCCAGCAAGCATCTTAACTACCTTGCACTGCCTATCCTTCCCGGCACTTTTGTTAAATGGTGACTTGCAAAACTGATTCATTTTCCCAGCCCAGTAAGCTTTAGCTATCGAGGAATCTACCAGTTTTATACATGCGGTATGTTCTTTCTCCGAGTAACTGCGAATACACGCAGCTTCTGATACCAGAGCTATGGCAGGCACTGACATATTTTCATTTATCGAAGAAGAAACAGAAAATGCCGGACTTGATATAAGTAAGATGCTTATAAGTAATTTCATGTTAATTCCTTGTGTAAAACATGTGAAACACAAAACCACCTTCTAATTATCTCAACTTCATAATAAAAATATTCAGTGCAAATATTACGATGTAAAAAAAAGTGTACGGACACTTTAGAAAGCAAAAAACCCGCCTGAGCGGGTTTGCTAATTTTATGCAGATGCTGTCGCTGGGGGGGCATTATCTATTATCAAATTATACTGCCCTCTAGCAACAACCCCATTCTCCTTTACCTCTAAATAGCTGATACGGAAAATTTCACCAGTAACCACTGCTGCTGCAAGCCGGTCCATTTCTCCAGGTCTTGTCATCTCCTCTGAAACTTTCATATTAAATGACTCTCCCGTACTTTGCCGCATTACTAGCATATTAAAATCAGTCGTAGTTCCAACCCGCTGAAGCCCTTGCACAAAAAAATCATCAATGCTCTCTTTACTATCCCTTTTTACTGATTGACGATTCTTAAAGTCTAGCAACTGCGCTCCAGTGTATATCGTCCCACCGACAATGGCAGAGTCTGCATCGTTGGCGACTGAGCGGAGCATAGATGTCTTAGCATTTTCGCCAAACCCTTCTACATCGCGACTTCTTGGGGTCTCACCTTTTTGTTTCAATTCAGCACCCAGAGAAAAAGCATCTCTCATGCCACTAACAACTACCTCAGTATTTTGTCTATTTGCCTCTAACAGGTTGGCACTTGCCAGCGCATCAGTTTCCTTATCTTTACTTCTTCTATTCAGGTAATAGCAACCACCAAGAGTCAGAGCTGTTATCAATGCCAGCAAAACCACCATTTTTTCTGAGCCTTCCATCCCACTCATGGACTCTTGTAGCACATTAAGCGCATTGTTCGCTGTGCATGACCAGTCCGTGCAAGATTCTGTAGATCCTTCTGAAATTTTAAAAACAACATCGAGTGATTTTTTGTCGTCATTAGTTAATTTCTGGAGATTGGGAACCCCATACTTAGCCATAGCATACGCTCGCTGGAATGATTCATTCATTGATGACATTCCAGCAATCATTGAGCCGGTAAGTGATGAGTTGAACTTCTCACCATTTACCTTTATGAAAAGTACAGGCCATCCTTCAAATTTTATATCGAAATCTTCTGTGGTTAGCTCTTCCTTCTGCAAAAGTTCGCTCATTAATGCCCAAAATTCCTCGGCACTAGTTATTGCCCTCTTTTCTTGCTCCATGAAATCTACCCAAAAGAATATTAGTTAACTTAATATATCCAAAAGTAACAAAAGGTAAATACTGTATTTCATACAGCCTTTTAAGAATAAGGCCAAAACCTAACCACCTTAACCGTCCTTTCCTGCCAGTAGCCGCCATAAGGCACACGTTGGCTAAGCTGTCCGTATAGGTGGTGCAGCAGCATCCCATCGTCCAGCAAAATCCCCGCATGATTCGCCACAGCTGCTGAAACTTGCATGATGATCAGGTCGCCGGGTTGCGCTGATCCACTGAACTCACGGAAACCGCATTCATACCAGTTATCCATATAGAAGTTTTCTGTGCCTGACTCCCACCAATGCCGGTCAACGCGATAGTCTTTCAACTCAATGCCATGCGTTTGCTTGAAGTAGGACATTATCAAGCCCCAGCAATCTGTATGGCCTAGGACGAACTGACGACCAATTAGCGGAAGGTCCCCGCGCGGCTGGATAGTCCGTAAATCCCCCTCTGGCCAGCTCACAATGTGCCAGGGTAGTTCGTTATTATCACATTGGGCCATGTCCAATTCGGATGGCTGAGTAGTGGCATCTGGGTGACTGTGTACAATTGCTGTGATGGTTCCCCAATCTTCTGCCGCTATATACCCCTCAGGGTCGAGGTGAAACTGTTCGATTGGGTTTGTAGCCAGATTAATACAAGGAAAATACTTCTCTACTCGCGACTTCTGCGCCACAACCCCGCAGCACTCTTTCGGGTATTCCGCTTCGGCGTGGGCCAATATCGCTTTAATCGTTTTGTCTCTCATGACTACCTCTTGATTAAAGCTGAGCCGGGGAATCCACCAAACGGCAGCTGGTTGTCGGCACCAAACCGCTTTTTGCAATCGACCAATAGCCCTGAACATTTATCTTTGCTCGGGTCATCTGTCGGATTGCCTTTCACGTCGAAATAAAGCGTTCCGGCATAATCGCAGCCATTGCCTGAGCGATAATCACCGCGCATACACCAAGTGCAGAGTGAGTGAATTTGTCGGGTGGGGATAAGCAGTCCCTGCAAATCCGCAGGGCTGGAAAGAGCGAATTCAACAGTTTCATTGGTTTCTGTCGATTTACTGTCGATATAGTAAACCTGTACTTTCTCCTGTTCCGGGTCAGCCTCAGAATTGCCATCAGGGAAATTCACCGTATCCAGATAATGTTTGAATGTGTCGTGAACGATAACCTTGGCCTGCACCATGTCGTCAAATGCAAGGCACAACGCAGTGATGCTCCCATCAAGATTCGCTACCGATAACTTTGGCTGTGCACTCTGCCCATCACTGGACATCTCAATGCCTTCAACCTGTACCGGCCATGCTGAATACTCTTCTCCCTGCCACCAGATAGATTTAGCTGGTAGTTTGGTTTCGTCGCCACCGGCCGCCGCAATCTCTTCTGGGGTATGGGGTAATGTATCGGCATGGAAACGCAACAATGGCCCATCAAACTTAGAACCATCAACTTCATACAGGCGAACGCGGTTACCCGGCTCCAGTCGTTGCAAGTCAGTATTAATTGCCATATTGGGTTACTCGATATTAAGGCTTGAAAGATTGCTCGAAAGTGAAAGAGACAGACATAACATTACCGCCAACCGGTACGGCCTTGATGGAGTCAGCAGTTACTCGCCACAGGCCGATAACCCCATAGGGTGCAGTCCACTGGCAGGACTTGGTGGTATGCCTGCGAACAAACGCCAGGATTGGCATCATCTCTTTTTCTAAGCCCTGGAATGTCAGCGGCCAAGACTGCGTTTCAGGGTTGATGCCGTCACCAGCGACTTGCTTGTAGCCATCGCCGAACTGAGCGGTTCTCACTCGCTGGTTAAAGCTACCTTCAGGAACACCCTGCGTTCGCCAAAGGAATGTTTCAATCGCCATATATACCCCAATAAAAAAGCCGCACATTGGCGGCTACATAAGAGCAACACAACTCTATTACTCAAATTTAGTTATATCTTTCGCAAGGGACAATAGCTCGGCTTTAACAATAGCAATCGCTTTGTCGCCGACTGACTCAAATGTATCTTTCGGATTAAATGGAAGGTTGATGTGCCTCCCCATGATGGAGTCATCATCGTTATCATGGAAAACGTCAACACTGACAACTACAGACGCACTCTGTTCAGGTGTTGCTGAATACATTCTGAAATTTGTTGCTTTTAAATTCATAATTCCCTCAATTCGTTATCTATTACCATTCATAGCCATCCATAATGGAGTGCCAGGTATTCTCAGTTGCTCACTAATAGTAGCCACTATTGCTGGCTTTAGTTGTTTCTGTATACCGGCACCAATATCTTGTGAATTTGAAGCATTATTTTCTTTTTGGCTATCGCTCATGATGACTACATCACCAATACCGACAGTAATGTTATTACCGCCGCCCTGCATGCCGAGCATTGGCGCGGTGGCAGTTACCGCATTACTAACCAATCCTCCATCGGCATAACCGCGCATCATCTGGTAGAGATTATCGATACCAATTCTGTTGGTGGCTTCTTTGGTAAAGACAAACTCCCCGCCATGAACCACGCCTTTCGGTTCGAATTTACCGCCGTCACCTGTGTAGCCACCACGGTCATATTGCGGAATGTACCCACCATCATAGGCAAATGTGAGGTTGTTATACGCCCCACCGGAGAATGAACTATTGGCCGCTGCGCCAGTTCCAGCCGATGCCCCGCCACTCATCCACCCCATAGCAGCCTGAATGGCTTGGGCAATCAGTAACCGGTTGATGATATCGACAATGCTGGTCAGGAAGTTGGTAGCAAACTGTTTAACGTTAGCTGAGCCGGTAGTCATCATCTGGGTCGCCATAGAGGTCATACTACCCATAGTGGTTTGGGCCAGTTGAGCGGTAGCAGAGAAAACGTTATTGGCGGTTTCACCGTACTGCTCTAGCCCCTGAGTCATACCCGCTAACCAGTCACCTTCGTTCAAGTCCTCCTGTTCAAATCCAGCATGCAACTCAGCTTTTGCCTTGTTGTACTCTGCTGTGATTTTCGCCAGTTGTTCAGCATCGTTGATGCCCTTGGTATCCTTACGGAAAGTGTTATCAAGCTGAGTTTCCTGATCTACCCTTCCTGCCTGCTTAGAAGTCAGACCAAAGCGATCTTGGTTCTGCTTATTCTTTGCTGCAATGGAAGCTGTGTACTCTTCCATCTTTTTCAGGGCTTCAGTAGCCTTCTTTCGCTCAACGTTTTCGCGTGAAAGTTGGGCCTCAAGCTGCATGCTGGCAGTGATTTCACCAGAACGGGCCAGAAGTGATTTTTGGTCAGCAGTGAGGATGGTTTTGCTTTTCAGGTCAGCGATTTTCTGAGTGAATGACGAAAGTTGCTTTTCCTGCTCCGTCATTGATTCAGTTACTTTTGACTGTTCCCTTAAAACTGCGATTCGCGCTTCACTATCAAGCAATGCTTTGGTGGCTGCATCGTCTTGATAAGCTGCGGCTGCGCGACCTTTTGGTGTCGCTCTGTCCTTATATTTAGCATCTATCTCAGAACGGATACGTGCTTGTTCTTCAGCGCTGAACCGGTACGCAATTTGATTAAACTTTTGCTGTTCCTTTGTGCGTTGTTGTTCTTTGGTTGCGTACTTGTCACGGTACTCATCCATCGTGCGCAAAGATTTTTTCTCTATTTCTTCCGCGTTTTGAAATGCTTTCTTTCGCTGTACTTCTATATCGCGTTGGAATTTTTCCTCGGTTAAAAGCTTCTTTTCCGCTGCAAGCTTGTTGTTGTCATATCGCCCAGGATTAGCCTGACTTTCTGCCATCCGAGCATTCACATCAGCAAGCCGATCATCAAGGGATTTATCGCGCCCAATATCGAGCATGGCATCCCACGCACCCGCTGCGGTATTTCTTAAACTATTCCATGAGCGTTCCATGTAGCCGACATTGTTAACAACCTCATCAGCCCTGTCACGCATCGCTTTAGAGTAGGATTCCATCGCCACTCTGGCTGCACCAATGGTGTTACCTGAGCGCTCCATGGCAGAGATTTGCTCATATTCGGAAGCAGTTAGGTAGTGAAGCTGATCATCAAGCTCTTTTGCTGCCTTTAACGGCTCATTCTGAAGGCGCTTAAAGTTATTAACAGTTGCATCAATGGATTGGCCGGTTGCCTGTTCCATCTTGGCGGCAGCCAGGGTAACCATCTCAATTTGTGAAGAATCAAACGAACCGGTGCCGACCACTTTTGCCATGGCGGCGGAAAGTGCTGATTGTGTTAACCCATTACCAGATAGCCCTTTAGCCATAGCCTGAAGCTGTGAGGCTGTTCGTCCTGCATAATTACCAGTAAGGATGAGTTGCTTATTGAACTCCTCATTTTCTGCTGCGCCTTTGTAGTAAGCGAGCGCCAGCCCCCCGACCACGGCCGCCGCACCAACTAGCCCAACCGTCATCGGAGTGATCAGGCTCAAGAGCGCCTTGCTGGCATTGCCAATACCGCCAAAGCTATCTTTAATCTGACCGCCCTGCTGAATGGCGATCATGTACAACGGCATACCACCGGCGATTGAGGTGGCGATATCCGTGAATTGCATGGGCAATTGGCGCATAGCCATACGATATTGACCGGCAGAGACAGTGCCTTTCTTCCAGGCGTCTTCTTGTTCTTTCAGCTTCGCAATAAATGGCGCGGCTTGCTGAGTCATGCCTAATTGAGCGGCTTTATACTCCTGAACCTGTGATGCTGTTTTCCCCTGAAGTTCAGTTTGCTCACGCAATCGAGTGATAAAGTTTTCTTTTGCCGTTGTGGCTGCGCGGTCTGCTGCTGCCTGCTCTGCCGCCGCCCTTCCTGCCTTGGTACTGGCTTCAGCCGCTGCGGTTAACTCCTGTCGGGCACGTCCAATCGCAACCGCCGACTCACGGTAGGTTCTGTCATCAACAATCCCCTGAGAGCGGAACTTTGATAACTGCAACTGCATATCATCAAGCTTATTCAGTGCATTATTGACGGGATTAATTTTCGCCAATAAATCCTGAAGTGCTTGCTGTTGCTGTTTCAGGCTCTCGTTATTTTGCTTTTGACTTTGTGCGCCAGCTTTGAAGGCATCATTCAAGCCATCTGCTTGTTTGGTAGCCTGCTCCGCTGTTTGCCCAAAGTGGTCTAACGCCTTGTCACCTTGTTCCAGGCTGGACGTATCGGCGCGTAGTGAGATTGTTGCGATATCTGCCATTTACTTGCTCCGCTTGTGAATAACGGACAGCGCAACGCTCTCCATGTGCCTTATGTCATCAAACACGGTTGCTTTGCTCTCTACGCCCACCCAATCCATGACTTGTGACAGGCAGCCGTAGTCCAACCCAGTAGGCCCGGACATGCCGGTACGCCACTGCGTGGACATTGCTCTAATCACATTGAAAGCAGGCCAAACATCCGGCCATATTTCGATAATTACATCGTCGAAATCATCAGGTGTCAGGCCGTTGCCTGCCAATTCTTCACGGGTGGGTTCGGGGGTGTAGAGAGCGGTGGCAACCGAGGTTAGTTTTTTTCGCGGTTACCAAGCAGTTCGCGATAAAACGCACTGATTACATTCTCGATGGCTTTCGGGTAGTTATTAGCAAGCACTTCCAGATTTTCGCGGTTAAATGCTTCGGGAAGCGCCCACCCTTCGATTATCTTTTCTGCGAAATCTAACCCCGTCTGCCCTTCTGCTTTCTCGATATCTGATACTTCATTCAGTGGCAAATGCTTAAACGTAAAGGTTAACTCGCCGTCATCCAGACCGGCCCGAGGGATTTTCACATCTGCTTTAAATGTTGGCGACGGTACCAGGGTAAATTTTACTGCCATGAGTCATGTTCCTTATGCGGTTACGGTGACGGCACAAGTAGCGGTTTTCGCGCCATCTGCGGTGGTGTAAATGATGTTGGCACTGCCAGCAGCAACGCCAGTCACAACACCTGTTACCGGGTCAACGGTAGCTTTGGTTGGTGCTGATGATGACCAGGTACCAGACTTGTTTGTTGCATTTGCTGGTTCTACAGTGGCCGTTAAGGTTTCAGTAGCAGCAACAGCAAGAGTCGTCGTGGTTTTGCTCAACGTAACGCCGGTAACAGCCACTGGTGCACTAGACTTGTAGAAAGTCGTCGCTTGCGATTGCAGGTTAAGCACCACAGCTACCGTCTCAATGGCGTTGATCGCCGTAGTTGGAATATCGTTAAAGGACACTTTCACCGACGAGTAACGGTTCTCTTTGGCTTTAGGCACATACATGTAGGTTGCCAGTGTTTGCTCTGACTCATCCGCAGCACGTAGCACCGGATAAACAGGCAGGCTGGAGTCATGCGCCAACGTCAGGGTTTGAGATTGAGCCGCCTTAAACGTATTGAGATTGCGCTGACGAGTATCGCTAAGAAACTGAATTTGAATCATCTGCTGATCACCACCGCTGTTCGATACCCCGGTGATCTGCGGGATTTCAATCCAACTTTCGACCTTCTTAACCGTACCCACACCACCACCCACTGCGAAACGATCGGTGTTCGAGGTGTTAATAGAGCCGAGCGTTAAAGTAGTCGCGGTGGATGCTGTTACTTTTGCAACCAAATCATTCAACGCGGCCCAGCCTGAGGTTAGCTGCACAATATCGCCCTCGGCAATGTCATGCCCAGTGACTACCGTCAGAACTGCATCAACAGCATTGGAAACTGCCGTGACCGCGACTTCGGTTTCATATGTTTTAGCCAGGTAAATACCTGCGCCATTTGGTAGAGCAAAGCCCATGGTAATTCTCCGATTTTGGATATAAAAAAACCGGCATAGGCCGGTAGATGTGGGATTGATTGCGGTTTAGATAACGTCAGCGCGATAACTCATGCTGATCGGCGTGGTGTATGTGGTGTCGTCAGTTATGCCGGGGAATTGGCTGGGAACGCTGTTGATATAGCAGATTACCACTCCGTCTGTCAGCTCGGTGTTGAGGTTGAACAGATCTATCAATTCAGTAGCAATAGTATGAGATTTGGATTTACCACTGCCTGCTTTGGCATTGATATTAATCTGATACACGCCTTTGAATACGCGGGATACCTGCGCTAAATCGATAGCGTCTGTTGTGGCTGGCATGACATGCGATTGCAAATACATATCGCCAGTATCATCAAAGCTAACGTTCTCCCCAGCCAACGGAATGCCTTTAATTGCCGCCCATTCGCCAAGACGTTTTTCCAGCAATGCGGCAATGCGTTGAGTATTCACTTATTCACCTCATTAGCTGCTTCAGTGAAGTATTTAACAGCGTCCTCGGCGGTTATGCGGATCATCCCGTTTGGGGCTTGTGATGAATGACCAAACTCAAGCCGGTAAGCGTAGGGAACATTGTTAGTGAAGTAGATGGCCTTGGTGCCAACCTTGAACTGCTCAAGCATATAATTGCCCACAGCCAGTGTCATATTGCCACTTTTATCAATGCGCCCTGTTTCGCCATCCGGCTGAGCATCTAAGCCAACTTGCCAGTTACCACGGAAGCGGCCGCCGGTGTAACCAGCAGGCGCTTTAATGTCCATGCTATCGGTCACCCTGGCCCGTTTCTTCAGTCGCCCTGTTTTAGTTAGGTTGCCTGAATCTTTCTTCAGCTCTTCGTTATGTTCGAAAACAGCATCGTTATATGACTTCGCGGTGTGGTTGTTAGCCCATAACTCAGGATTTCCAACCGGCGACATCGTGACTAACCGATTAAGAATTTTGATACCTGCTTTTTGAACCACCAATTCCTGATTACGCTTACCCTTTTCAATAAACGCATTAATTGAAGCCATGAAGCTGGAATTGTCAGCCATATCACGCCCTCAGTTGTGGTTTGTAGCAGATCAGCAGTGCAGCGGGTTTTACTGGATTAGGTTTAATGACTCGATGTTTTTTGCCATCAATCATAATCAGATCGCCGATGCGAATTTCCACATCAGCCGTAGCCGACATTTTCACATCACCATTCTGGATTAAGGTGCCATCAATCTCGCCGGGAGAGTAACTGGAAATAACACCAACAATGGAGGATGTTTCCAGAGGGATTTCAACTTCAACACCTCCAACGAACTCGACGCCACCACCGCGAGATAGTTGGTAGGTCGCTCCATTTTCGGTAATCAATCGTGTTGCTGTCGCTCGCATTCGTGGGTAATTGATAGCCATTATTGACGCCTCGCGGTGGCATTAATAGCAAAACCGCTACCCGCAACGAACCCACGTAGAATTGCCATCACTGCCGGATAATTGGGAGTAAATGACTCAGCATCAGATACAGCATAAGTCACAGATACCGCCCCTGATACAGTCTCAGACTTTATTGCCGCCTCTCTATTTGAACCCAGTAACTCACCCTCAATAGCTTCCACGGCCAGCATGCACTGGGCCGCAATCAATTGTGGAGGAATACTGGCCGAGGGGTAACTAAATCCATCGAAAGTGATACCTGATCTCGGCCAGGGTAGTGGCTGAGTTAGTTTGGTTCTGCTTCCATACCAATTAAGCCCGTTCAGGTAGTCCATCGCCTTAATCAGTAATGACTCTGTTTCAGAAGGTAAGTTAACTGCGCGCGCCAAAGCGAACGCGACTAAATCTTCGAATGATGCGTAGCTGTTAAAATCTGGTGAGGTTGGATCGGTTACTAACATCCTATCCTCCAATAGAAAAGGGGCCTAAGCCCCTATAGTTATCCAACTTAAGCAGCCGTAACAGTCACTACGCAAGTCGCAGTGAAGTTGCCGTCCACGCACTTAGCGGTAATAGTTGCGCTTCCTGCGGCAACAGCAGTCACCTTACCATTTGCATCAACTGTGGCTTTTGCAGCAGCGGATGAAGTCCAGATAACAGCTTTATTCGCAGCATCAGATGGAGCGACAGTAGCAACAAGCGTTTCATCTGCACCAACAACCAATGAAGTCGTCGATTTATTCAGAGTGACACCTGTTGCCGCCACATCTTCAGCAATCAACTTAATCATCACGCCTGCGGTAACTTTGTTGCTGGTTGCATGTTTTTTCCAGCTATTGGTCGCGCCAATTTCGGTCAAGCTCGGATTCTTGCCGCCGTTGGTTTCATCCCAGCTATAGCCCAGCAAGTCGATGTTAATTGTCCCTTCTGCGCGATAACCAACGCCGAGGTTTTCCTCATCGTTGATTGGGTATGACCGGAAGCCAGGAGCCTGCGACTCGGTAATAACCACCGCGTTCGGCAACAACCCAAAGATGGCATCAATTGGCGCAGTATCGGTAACCAGAACCGGCTTACCTAATGTGCCAGGCTGACCGCCATACACTACAACACCAGCCTCCTCATAAATCTTGGCTGCAATCGCCTGATCAATGATGTCAAAGTAGGTAGATGAGTGCATAACAAACAGCGCAATACGGCCAAAGCGATCACCGTACTTGCGCATACCTTTGGTCAGGGTTTTCTTGCCATCAACTTCAATGTTGGCAGTTACAACCATGTCAGGGTTAGCACCGATGGAAGCGCTCAACGCCTGAATGCCGTACTTGATGAACCCCTCCAGTGAAGCGTCGGCGACATCTACGCCCACAATTTCGGAGAATTCAGACACGTCACGGCCACGACGTTTAAATGCCTCTTCAGTCGTCTGGTAAGGGCCGTATTTCCACGGAGCCTTAACGCCAACTGATTCACCGGCACCAATTTTCTTACCTGTGACTTTCCCGGTTGAATCAACATCACGGTGCTCGATGCTGCCACCAAGCTGATAGAAAGCACGTTTACGGAAATCCCCTTCAATCAAGGCGTTATCCAGCACAATCGCACCATTTGAAGAGGCGTTGAACACGTCAAGGTTGTCCTGTCGGCGCTCAAGATAGGATGTCTGAGCCAGATCGTTATAGATGATCAGGTCAGAGTTAACGGTTGTGGTCATAAATTATAAATCCTTATTCTTTCGGAAGTTTTAAGAATGCCTGCTGCCCGTTAGCACGAATAAATTCCGCCTTTTGGGCTGCGGTCATTGCTGATCGTTTGAGTGCGCCGCCATTCTGCTTATGACCGCCAGCGTTGGTGCCTTCAGCCTGCGGCCAGAGATGCGGAGCAACATCTTTCAGTGATTCAGCCCATTCGTGCGGGGTGAGTGGTGTTTTTCCATCCTTTCCCAGTAGGGCTGAACCATCTTTATCAACGGCGACGGCCTCACCTTCATCGTTGAGAGTAAATACGCCTTTTGCGCGCAGGATGATGTCGTCAGCAGCACCCGGCAATGCGCCAGTTTTCAATGCGGCGGAGCGAATGGCATCACCAAGCACCCGGTCACTGAATTTTTTGCTGAAACTTTCGGCTTTCTCAGCGCGGTCATTGGCAACTTTGAGTTTTTTATCAACATCAGCCCGTAATCGCTCAGTGCGTTTATCCAGTACCTCATCAATCTTTCCAGCGGCGATCAGCTTGGCTTCTTCGTCGTCAGAAAATCGTTGCAGGATGGTTTTCACCGCGTCCGGGTCGATACCGTCATAGCGTTTTAGGCTCTCGCCTTGCTCTTTGAGCTTGCCGAGTAATTCGCTATTTTTGGTTTTGAGTCCTGTGACAGATTCATTAACCCTGGCATCAATCAATGCCTGAATCTCTGGTGTGATAGTTGCGGCTGGTCCGCCACCACCTTCGCCACCTTCACCTGCCTCGGCATAATATTTACGTGCGATATTTCGGAATAGCATGCTGTCCCCTTGGGATTTATTGCTGGGCCTAGCCCATTAAAAAGCCCCGCACGATGGCGAGGCTCAGATTTTGGATAACTCAGTTTTTTACCGTTGGCGGTAATTGTTAAAGCGTAGTTTCCTACAGGCCTACATCAGAGAATGCCCGACCGTCAATATCGCGAAGCTGCTGTAACGTCAGCCACTCCCCTTTATCAGTGAAAAATTCATCAGTTCGCATACCGCCATCTTTCATCAGTCTAGCGCGAGTCTCGCCCAGCACCTGAACCTGTCGGCGGTAAGATTGCCGCTGTAGCCACTCGCCGTATGTCGTTCCTGCCGGTACCTGCCCATCCATGCTGGCGCGAGTACCTTCGTCCATTTCATCAATATCAATCCCCATTTCTCGCCATGATTTGGTGATTAAGGTTTCCATTGAGCGACAACAGAAATGAATGCGGCCTGGCCCCTGAAGATATGGAACCTTGTGACCAATGGGTTTACCTTCCAACGTGTATTTGAGGCGGTCACGGATGATGCAATCGTGAGAAGTTTTATTGTCCAAGGTACTGAGCCATTGCTTGGTATCAATGATATTGCTGTTGTTATCAGCAAATTTATCCCTCGCCACGGCAGCCATATGAGTGACGGCCGTTTTCACCACCGCAGTGACATTCTTTCGGCCCGCCTCGATTGCGCCATCTTGATAGTTTTTTGCTCTGGTGCCGCGTACCTTCCGCGCCATCTGTTCAACCGTATCGCCAGCCAGATAGCCGTTTTTCACCGTATTGATAATGCGTGTCATCCGATCGGCTTCGATATTCTCAGCCCAGTCTCGCAGCAATCGCCCCTGGAACGGTTGAGCCATTGCAGCGGCGTAAACCTGCTCTTGAGTGATTGATGCTAGCGGGAACCGATTTAAAACTGGCCCCGGCAATAAGGAGTCAAACAAACCAAGCTGATAACCTGCCTCATGCTTTGCAAAGTCCAGCAGCTCGTCTGACAGAGAGACATACATCGCATCAACAGCTTGCTTGTTCACTTCGCGCACACTCGCTAGCAAGCTCTCTAAGCGCTTCACTGTGACACTATTCGGATTGACTTCATCAAGCGCCACAATTAGACGAGCAGATAGCTCAGCATCGCTCTCGTTGAGCACTTTAACCATTTTACGGGCAACGCCAGCACCATAACGCGATTGAAACAGGCTATGTGCTATTGCTTCATCACGTAGCCTTTCGTTAATCGTTGCCATTTAGCCACCTGTCAGGCTGGGACTCTGATTTTTCAATTCGTCCAGAACATCATTGGGATTTGATTCTGGGTCGATAATATCCAGCTTTTGCATTGCCCGGATCATATCTGCATCACGAATTGCGCCACTCTGCCAAGCTGCAACAATCGCAGCCAACATCCCTGAGTCGGCAACGCGCTGAATAAATTCCTGGCTGATGGAATACGCAACCTCTGCTCCCTTATTCCCCATGTATTTCGCACACCAAAGCAGTGCTTGCGTATAGGCCTCTGAAACGTTGGCACAACAGATGCCAAGAACAGAGGTAGACGCCGCCTGGTCGCCCGTTGCCTGCGTTGCTGTTTTTACCGCGCTATTTTGCTCAACCAATCGAGCGCCAAGAGAGATCATGTAGTCGCGTTTGGAGTCCATCCCCTCTTTGGCTATCATATTTGGCTGCGCTTGGTTAAACCCAGAAGCCCCGTCCTTTGGCAACAATATTGGCGAACGTGAACCAAGAGCAACCCCTGCCTTTTGCAGCCAGTCGCGCCACTCTTCGGTTAATCCACTGATCCACGGCTGCACCTGCCCACAAAAGAACAGGCTATCCTCGTAATCGGCTGAGTTTCGGTAATGGCCGAGATTGATTTCAGTCAGTGCCAATAAAGGTGATTCATCAATTGACGGGTCATTGTTTTGCGCGCCAACAAAGGTGAACGGTATTTCATCCCATGAACCGCCAAACTGAATCACTGGGTAATATTCGCTATCAACGTCATAAACACCGCTCTTTTTCGGTCCGACATTACGCCAGACGCGACATACGAACCGACCACCGTCCATCGCCAGCTCACGGTATTGAATGCGATCCTTGAAGCCGTAGCCATCTGGTTCTTCAACACACTCACGCAGCACGACCAAAACCAGTTTATCGCGCCCATTTATCCGCTCAGTTCGCCAGTTGATAATGTCCTCAGCGCGATAATTAAGAATGATGGCCCCTTTCATATCAGCGCTGTAATCGACGTATAACCCCTCTCTGGCAACTTCTAATACAGATTCAAGAACTGACTGCGCCTGTTGATAAATGCTGATACCTGCGCCATTGGCGTTGGTTTTCAGGTATTCCATTTTATCGACGATAGTCACAGTGGGGTCGCGACGAAATGCCATCCCGATCAACCCATTTTTGGTATGACCGGTGATCGCATAAAAGACAGCGCGGCGAAGATAGTCATCATTGCGCCGGTTGTTCTCTTCACTATTGTTTGTCGGGTCAAGCTTTGGCAGATATTTATGCCGTCTACGCTTAACCGCATCTGGCCCACGACAAACATCGCGAACCGTTTCCCATAACGGGCTTGCGGCCCCATGTTCAGGCCGGATAAATGTAATGTCGTTATTAGCCATTAGAATGCGGTTCTCATGTTTATGCTGAATGCTTCTTGGCGCTTATTGTTCTTCGCTACAGCAAAGTAACGGAACCCATCAGAGCCGTGAGAGGTGTGATCGTGAAGTGGTTTGTCTTTCCAGCAACCACGTTTGTCGTCCCATTCTTTCCGGTAGCCTTCGAGGTGAGTTATGCCTTCAGCACATTTCTCATCATCAAAGACACACTTAGGCAGAATTTCACGCACTGACTCGATACCGGTATCAACGCCAGTTTTCGGCACCACTTTGAATGTCATGGAATAAATTTGCCCATCGATTTCATAGCCTTCCCGCGCCAGTTCTTTGCGAGACTTGGCATCAGAGCCGAATTCACGGTTTTCGATATCGTGCGGACCCCAGTGGTCGCCATACGAATAGCCGCGGTCTTTCAGCACCTTCATATAGTGCCGTAGACCTTCACCGGAGTTTTCGTAGTAGTCGATGATGTGGAACTCTTCGCCAACTTCACGCACGAACCAGATGGCCGTTGAGTCACCCACGCCGATATCCCAGAACGTATGAACCGGTAGGTGTGAGTTATCAGGTAATTTGCAGATCCGCTTATTGGTATAGAGCCAGCGGAACTGTTTGGCGTAGTAAGCACCTTCGACTGATTGTTGGAATGCTTCGGCGGGGATGGTTGGATATTCCCGCTTCATATCGTCGCCAAGCGTCTTCTCTTTGGCGTAGTACCATGCTTTCTGGCGCTCGTTAAGATGAACGCCGTGTTTGGCTTCCATCTCAGCAAAGTAATCAACTAGGCGCTGCGGTAAAGCCTCAACCGGGTCAATTGCGTACTGCGGGTTTCTCCACCAGGTGAAGAAGAAGAACTTCCAATCGAGGTTAGAAAGTTTTTTTCCCTGAAGCTGTGCTTTTTCTGCTGTTTGGCAGTAATCGAAAAAGTAACCAGCACGGCCTTCAGCAGTACTTTCGATAGTGGTAAAGCAGTCAGTTGATACCGCTTCAAACGCGCCAGTGACAATCTCACGCGCTTTGTCAGGATACTTGGCGCATATCTTGCCGAACTCTGAAACGTGCAGGTAACGCAGTGTACCGCCACGAAATGAGGTACTGACGTAAAGTGAGCCGCCTTTGTTAAACACCAACTCGCCAGCGGAATCATTACTTGCCGGATTGGCTGCTTTGATTTCATCGGGCAACTTGTCGTAAGCGTATTTCACCTTTTCGCGAAACAGCCGCCTGGCGTCATTCAGTGTGTGGGCTATCAGCGCACATTTAGCTGATTCAAACAGCGCGGCATCCAACTGAATAATGCAAACCTCAGTCGTGAAGCCAAGCTGACGAGCTTTAAGAATGATATTGCGAGTGTGGATACCCTCGAAGTATTCACGCTGTTCAGGCGTCATCCTGAAGCGGATTGGCTTACCTTCTTTGTCTGTGATCCAGTAGAGGTTATTCAGCCGCCAGTCTTTATCTGCCAGCAGCTTGAGGTGCTCAGGTTTCATTAAGCCCCCTGAGACAATGAATCCATTAGGTCGGAGAGTTTACTAACAACGTTGTCGCCTTTGTCTTCCCCGATATCGTAGGCTTGGCGCTCAAGGCCAATAAGATTCTTCATAGCGTCGCTGAGTGCCTTAACTGCTTTGACTCGCTCAGGTAATGCGATTATCGACTGATACACTTCATTCAGCCGATCGCGCCCATTCTCATCTGGCTGGAGCATCAGTTCGCCTAACTTGCGAAGAGACTCAATGTCTGCACACTCAGCACCCAACTCATCAAATAGGGCGTTGGTTATCTCTCTGGCTCGCCGGATGTCACCACGATGCTCCATACGGACGTTAGCAATGACCTCGGCGTTTGCCTCAATCAGTATCCGCTCAGATAAAGCCTTTTCGGTGGATACCTCGCGTTTGGATACCAGCGCATCAGCCTTGGCTTTTATCTTTGCCTTGAGGTCTCGCTCCCATCCGTCGCGTTTTGCTCGCTTGTTAATAGCGCCGTGAGTGATGCCATGTTGTGATGCTATTTCTCGGATAGACATCAAGCCAGCTCGGTACGCCGATTCGATGGCCTCCCAATCTGGTTTGGTCATTTTTAGAGTTTCCTGCTAGTTGGTAAAGTATCCCACTCGGTAATGGTGAGACAGACATGATTGCAAACCTATATAAGATTCTGTCAAAGGCACTTCATGAGCACCTTTTGCAGAGTTTTATAAATTCGGTATGATAAAAAACCGCCCGTAGGCGGTTTAGGGCGGATAACTGATTGCTACTCTGGTACTGACACCCTTAAAGCAATATTTTCGATTGTTTCAGCATGGAAAGGATCTACTGCAGGGTTTTGTACATAAAACCTGAAATGTTCCTTATCCTTAGTGGAGTACTGGAAATTGCAGTAAATGCCAGAAGCAAGAACATACTGCGTGCCAGACTGAATGGGCTTAGGAAGCCCATTGTAAGGCGGCGACTGGATAAGATTCAGAAGCCCAATTTCATGCTCAATAGGAATGCGCATGATTAATCCCCTTTTTTATCCCCTGGAAAATCAGGGTAATAATCATATTGGGATTAATTGGTACTATTTCAATACTTAATTCATTACAGCAAGGTACCATGCCTGCCAGCGGTAAGTGTTGAGTCTTAGGGTTCTCACGCACTCTGCGTTTTCCACATCTGATTGCAGGTCAGCGTCACTGTCACCTCCCGCTGGACTTAGCTTGCACGGTGGTGTCATCAAATCCTGCGATATTATTGGCAGCGTCGATTGACTGCTGACGCAGCCTGATAGCAGTAGCATCAAAATCACACCTGGTATGATTCGGGTCTTGGACATATTTCACCACGTCGCGGGTAATAGTTTTGTAGATGACCTTTCCGTCGTCTTTGGCTGTGGCAGCTTTCTGCTCTATTGGCTCAAGCTTTGCTTCGGCTTTATTCTGCCTCTTGGCGGCGGCTGCGTTCATTTGGTCAGAGTGGGCATACCAGCCATTCCGGTACCGGATTTCTCCGTAGCCGATTGCCAGTAAGACGAGAATGAGGAAGGCGATTATTTGGGAGCGGAGAGACATAGCACCTTCTCCTTCTCACGCCGGATGACTAAACCGGGCAACTGCTTGCCACCGCCGTACGTCCAGCGGGGAAACTGATAACAGGCTTCAGTAAACTTCCCTTCTCGCAGCATTCGATACATCGTTGATTTCTGCATCTGGGGGCAACCGGCATTAAAGGTGATTGATGTCACCGCATCGAATTGACCTTGATTCAGCTTGTTGCCATTTCCGTATTTGTTCACGCAGGATTCAGCCTGAAGAATGTTCTTCTCCCAGTCTGCGGCGATATGCTCATCAGACTTTCGGATGCCCTGCTTCACTCCATGAGTATTGCCAATGCCATCGGTCAGCACTCCGGCCGGGCAAACGTATGGGTCACGCTGGCAGCTCTCCGCGTCACCGATAAGCTTGAGGCCTGCTTCGCTTGTTCTTACTGTCCCGCTTGATACCACAATGCCAATGATGGTCATAACAGCGCAGACGCCGCCGACAACACCCTTCTTGGATACTGAAGCCATCGCTAACCCTCTGCTTTCTTAAATGCCTCAGCCACAATCTCTGTAGCTGATGAGCGGTCTGCAAATGGCTTGTTCGTCATCCCGTTGAGATAATCGACCAAGGCCTGTGTCCTCTTTTGCTCTTCAAGCATCCGTTTCTTTTCTTCAGCTCGTTTCGCGTAGTAGGTCTTTATCGTGAATATCGCGGAGATAACCGCACCGATAATGAAAACGTAGTCTTGCAGTGATAGCAGCGAAAAGAACCCAAGCGCCGCTGACCACCAGTAAGGCAGGTTATGTTGGTGTACTGGATCCATTTTCATAGTTCCGCTCCCATTTGGTTAAATGGGCTGTGTGTTTAGTCATAGGGAATAGAGCCGCGACCGCATGGTTTCATGAGGGTGAGGTGACTGATTGGTCGGGCTCTAAATTTGGGTAATAAAAAAGGCCGCCAGGAGGCAGCCTTTAAAGGATATTTCTAGATTTAAACTTCGAGTCTCAAGCTCTTACCCATAGCTACTAGTGCAGCGTGGATAGTGTCTATTTTCGTCGAATGTTTTAGGTCAAACAGGCGCGTGACTTCCTGTTTTTTTATTCCCATACGATACGCCAGCTCTACGCGAGTAAAGCCGGAATCAATGAAAGTATTTAGCATTATTACTTTCGCCGTAATGCTTGGTGGCACTTCCACAAAATCGCCAGTGATTTCACCAGGCATCGGGATTTTCTGGTTATCTTCGAAGTAGAACTCGAAGGCAGTTACCAGAGCATCAAGCCCCGCGCTCAGTGCTTCCTCTTTCGTATCACCCTGCGTTAACGCTTCAGGGATATCTGGGAAGCTGACGACATATCCACCCGTATCGGGCTCTAACTTTATCGGATATCGCATTTTAGTCTTAGTGAAGCTTCTGAGTAACCAGCCCCGAGAGGCTGGTTTATTAGTTCAGGCCTAACTGCTTGAGTATGGCCTTTCTTAGTGGTTCTTTAATCTCAGAGCTGGGATGCCTTGGCATTACGCTTCGATTCCCGTTTAGTCTCAGCTTCAAGTGGTTAGTACCGTTTGAAACTTCAACTCCCTGCGATTCAAGCCACCGCCTAAACTCGCTTTGCTTCACTACTCCTCCTGTTTGTTGAACATGTGATTATAGTAATCATTAATGCTTACCACGTCAACATTTTTGTTTACTGGAGGGTTGGTGCTTTTCGGTTAAGTTTATCCGAAAATGTTTTACCTATAGATGCGAATTCGAGAAAGTAAATAAACGCCACGTGTAATTACTTGATAATCTTAGTTTTGGCAGATTCGCAATGAAATCACGGATAATCAAAAAGATTAATGATTTGTAAGTCTATGCCGATGATCAATTAACTTTTTAGAAGGGGGTAAATATGATTACAAAAAGTTTAAAGTTCCGCATCGAATCATCATTAGTACAAAGATTTAGAAGTGTTGTAACAACAAGCCAATTGCACTGCGCACTAATGAAGATATCCGAAGGTACTTTTACATTCCCTGCTCAAGCAGTAGGTAAGAAAGTAAGCGTTTATGTCGTTGTATTTAATGCGTCAAGAGATCCACAAGCTAGTAATAAGGCATATGCCGCGATCGCTCAAAACTTTAACACTATAAAGATTGATCAAGACCACTTTTACCTAAGCTAATAAATAGAAAAGCCCTGATCTATTAACTCAGGGCTTTCATTATGCTTTTCACTAACCGTAACAGATTCACGGATTTCTAGTGTTAGCGTTGATATTGGGCTACTTTCGTCAAACTGTCAATAACCATTTTCTTAATAAGAGTTAATTCGTAGAAAATAATTCTCACATAGTTACTTTTGACAGCATCATCTCTGCTTCTGACTCCTCAATATGGCATCGAGTTATCATAGCCTCGTAGAGAGGCTTGAAGTTCCTCCGCCACGTTGGCTCTGTTAATTCCATCACCTCACCGCAAATTGCCCTACGAACGTTCTCAGCCGGTAATCTGGCATAGCCACGCCCTGAACATTTCGGGCATTCTTTCTGAACCGGTACGCCCTGCAATTCCGTTTGCTCTTTGTCCAGCACTACGCCCTTTCCGTGACACCGGCAGGCATTGCTAATCACCCCTTTCCCATCGCATGGCTTACACAGCACCCTGACCACTTCGCGCCGTTGAGTTGCCACGTTGCAGGCCAACTGCTCACTTACTCGAACCACGCCAGTAAACTCTTCTGGCCGGGCAATGCCGAAAGCAGATTTCATTGTGAAAACCTCTGCCTTATTGAACCCCTCCCCGCCACAGCAATCACACGTCCGGACGCTTGCCGCGCTCCTGGAATAATCCCGATATGCGAAAGTTGCGAGTATTTGCAGTACGTGATGTTTAATATCATCTTCGAGCTGAGCCACAGCTCTGTATTGATGTAATTGTTTTTCTGCAAACCGGCACAGACTTTCCACGGCCTTGTCTGGTTTGCTAATTCCCTGCTTAGCCAAGAACAAATCTAATCCGAAGCCGCTTTTGAGGTCTGCCAACCCTAAAGCGGCCATGATGTCTGTTCCAGTGAGAGTGTCAGAAGCGGTTGCCCGAGGTGAGTCGCTGATCATCGTGCTTTTCGCAAAGAAGTATTTCGATATTGATTCCAGTTTCATACCTTCACCTTATTGGCATCTGACCTGTTAATGATTTCGCGGCGCTGCTCACGAATACGATTTAGCTTTTGTTCGAGCTGCTTTTCTTCTTCGTTGAGGCGGGAAAGTTCGAATCTTTCGTATTGGGTCATGCTGCTATCTCCATGTGTCGCTTGCGGAGTTTTTCGTAATGACGAGCCCGACGAGTGAATATTGCTTTCACGCGCTGAAGATATGGGATGTCAAATTTACGAGGAGTGTTGTCGTGCTCTATTCGCTCTACGCGCTCAACGCCGTAACGTGCGATTAGATTTATGCGGAATGGTATGAGGTTGCCTGATAGCTCACGATTGCACCTGACGCATCCAGCTGCGATGTTGAAGGTGTAAAATCGGAGATGTGATGCCGTTCCTCTTGAGCGGTAATGACTGGCGTCAACTGCCCCACCCCTTACGCCGTAATTTAATGCGTTTCCACATGCGATACAGGGCTTGCCGTAGTCCCTCCAGAAGATGTATCTATTGACTGCTACCTGCGCCTCTTTATTCCAATCGGACGCCGTCTTGAGGTTCTCCTTTCGTTTTTGCCATACCTTGCGGTCTATTGCCTGTTGCTTTGCATCAGCTTCTTGCTTAGCAATGATTCTGGCGCAGGGAATTGAGCAGGCTTTTTGAGTGGATGAGAACGGGGTGAACTTGGTGGGGCAGACTTTGCACTTCTTTAGCTTGGGCGGCTTATTCTTTGGTTTGCCGGTTATCATCGGCTTCCTCCTTCGCTGCTTTATCAACGCATTTCTGATGAGCGTAGGTTTCACCCTTGTTAAGCATCAGGAAGCAGAAGATACATATTGATTGGGGGAGTTCAGGCATGGCTAACCTCCGGCTTTGGCAGTCCGTCATAGACTTCAGATAAGTGACCTCTGATTTGCATTCTTCGCAGGGCGCTGTACATAAAGTCGCATTCAGCCTGTTTGTTGGCTCTGAACGGCTTTGATGCTGTAGAGCACCACAGAGCGTTACCGGGCCAGCCATGCACCTTGTAAACTCGTCCGTTCTTTACGTGCAATAACCCCCACCTTTGCGGCAGGTCAGCGGCGTTAATAATTCCCGGCTCACAGATAAAGAACCGCCAGTCGCCCATACCTAGCTCTGGATCAATACGAAAACGCTTTTTCTTGTCTGCCAAAAAATCAGAGCGGGAGCATTTCGCCTCAATCAAGCATGACGCCAGATTTCTAAACCCTATTGCATCGGGCTGTTCTCCAGTTGATACAGCGGCAACAAAGCGATCATGAAATGCCACTTTGAAGCCGTTATTCCTGAGAAACTTTTCAGCTATCAGGCACAGCTCATCGTGGGTTAATCGCTGCTCATCCATCTGGCTCTCCTTGTTCTGGCGCGCAGCAAAACGCATATGTGGTCATATGTGGGTATTTCGCTGTCGGGGATTGGGGGTTTAGGCTTGGTTCGAAAGGTCTTGCGGAATATCAGGTTATCTATGGCTATTTGAGTTGGGCTACGTTGTCGGCTCATTCATGCCGCCTTCCTGATTTATACAGGAAAATCCAATAGGGCCATGTAAGTCCCATGCATATAGCCATTGCATATCCAGAGAAGGTTTCTTCACGACCGTAAATGTCATGAGCCCATTCAGATACAACGCCAGCCATCCAGAAATAAGCTGCGACTAATATCAGAGTAATCATGCTGCCCTCCCGAAATAATCATTGGTGTAGCGAACCTCACGCAGCTTCACGCCACTTCCTACCGCCCACGCTGTGCTGTACTCAATCAGGCTAGTCATGCGCTTAATGCCCATCTTGGCGGTCGATTCCCTGATATTGCAGAACTCACCTTCAAGACCAGGTACTACTTCCGCGCCCATGCCGGTTGCCATTGCGTGGCCCGACACGAATAACGTTTTCCACTGAACCAGATTGCGCTCTTTCTCCATCCACAAAGCCTGTTTAGCCACGTCACCACACAATGCGTGGAACATGCTGTTTTGCAGTAGGGAGCGGTCAAAGTCGGTGATGCGGATTGTTATGGGGTGGTGGTCATCGAGGGGGAGTTGGTTTATTGCTGCTATCAGGTTTCGTCTTACTTGCTCGTTTCGTAGAAAGAATATTTGTTTATCCATTGGCGGCTTCCTCTGGAGGCTCGACAATCTCATCCGCTAGCCGATATATTCCTGTGATTATTGCTTTATTCAAACCGTTATCGTCGATTACCAACTGTTGCAATTCTATTAATCTTTCATAACTAATGAATTCCGATTCATCTTTATTTCTATGGTAAAAATTACCAACGCCGGTACCGCCCTTGCCGTTGTACTCATAAGTAACGAGCCAAACCTTAATTGATTCTGATGCTGTGGTCATAGTGGCTTCTCCGGCGCGGCTGGCAGTGTCATCCAGTGAGTTACTGTTTGTGGTGTACGGTTAACATAAAAACCGGCCTCATATCTTGTTCCGTCATGCAGATCAAACATTCCTACATAGTCAGCAATGAACGGGATACCAGAAAGCTCTGTCAGCATGTTGTTGCAAAGGACAGTTTGGCAATCTTCCGGCATCTGGTCACTGCACTTAATCCAGCCTTGCGGAGAGTTCAACTGTGGGGCTTCATACAGCGGAACTGACTCACCAATATAAGAATCAGCCTCTTCTTTCGAGTGGCATAGAATCCCTTTAACTTCCCAAGCAACAGGCTCAGCCCTCTTTGCAGCTAACGCGATTCTTGCCAGTGCTGCCACATCACCGCATTGAGTGTGGTCTGATTTAATGAAATCGTTTAACTGCTCTACTGTAAAACTATCTAATTCTTTCATGGGAAAACCTCATCACCTTTAAGGTGGTCAATGAAAATTAATGACTTAGCGTCACTGTCCCAGAAATTACCTTTCCTGTCGGTCATCTGGTACCAAATGCCGGGGTTCATTCGTCCCGTGGTTACTTTAGATTTGACGAAATAAGCATCTCGACGTGGATTACCCTCGCCTGCCCACGGATTACGCATTAAGTCACCAAACTCAGGCTTGCGACCGTCGTTAATTTTCTTGGCTAGTTCATGCATCGCTTTTATTCGGTCATTTAGTTCCATCACTCTCTCCCTTGATTCGAATACCGGCAGTGCGGAGGGATAAAGCTAATGCCTCGCGCATCTTAATTGGCGTAGTCCAATTTGTATCTTTGGCAGTTACTTTTGCTGGCAACTCCACCTCGATGCTTTCACGGCTGGCTTTCCACCAATGCCACCAACCATTTAACGGGTGCATGATGTTCATGCTGTCGAATGCATGGTCGTAGCCATCGCCTTTTCGAGCTAACTCAATAATTGAGGTTGGAAGGCGGAGAGCTTTACCGGCTTCGTATTCAAATTGTTTTCGTGACTCTTCCCGCGATTTAGTTATGTCCATCAAATTTTCCTCGAATTGATTTACAGCAGCACTTCCGCGTCACTGTCACGCTCATGTGATGCGAAATAGATATCCCACTCGCTGTAGTAAATTCCGTTGTACCTTGCACCTGAACATTCATCGATTTCATCAGCGCCAAAGCACTCTTCGTAAATTGCTTGGAAGGTGTTTTCAGGTAACTGGCTTAGGAATTTAATGCGGAGGGCTTGCTCATGGCGTTCTTGCTGCTCTATCTGCTGTTTGATAAATGCACCTAATGCGCTCATGATTTCCTCGTCATGTTCAGCTTGGCGCGTAGTTCGGCAATGTGATCCAGTGCTTTCTCGTTGCTGACCGGGATGTGAAGCTTAGGGATTTGCACCACCGGCGCGGGGATTGGCTCACCAGATTCAATGCGCTTCGACATGTCAGCCAGCTCTTTGCCGCAACGTTTCCGTAAGTCCTGCTCAGATAACCCCTGCACTCGCTGCTGTGAATAAAGCTTTGTGACCATCCAGTAGGCCGGATTGCTGGGCCATGGGAATGCTTCGGCACTGCTGAACATGTCACGACGCTTGGCATAGTCCATCACCATGTCATAAAGCTCATCCGCATCGGGCAGTCCAGCGGCGCGGGTGGCACCCTGCTTACACCATGCGATGAATTGGCCCGGCGACGGGAGGAACGGCGTTGCCTGCTGGCGGGCGATCTTCATTCCAGCGTTAACTTGGTCGATACTGGTAATCCCGTTTTCGATGAATGCCAAAACCCACTGGCGACGTAGCTCGTTCAGGTCGCTTTGGTCTTTGATGCTGGTCATCAGCGCTGGAAATGCAGCCTTCAACTGGCGAAATAGCTCGTTGAATATCTGCGCGGCCTGCTCTGGCACCTGCTGCTTTGGCTTATCAGCGGCGTACATCTGCTGCAATGATTGACCATCACGGTTCTGGATGGCTGTGACGACATTTCTCATACCGATACCCCGTTTATCCAGTCAGTGTTATCAAAATCAATAACAGGCTTACCAGTGGCGGTGCCTGATTGCTGTTTCTTGCGTTTGATGTCCAGCTTGTCCCATTTCTCGCGGAGCGTTGACGGGCAAAGCACGTTGCCACACCAGAAACTATCCTGCGTGGCCCACTTGAAGAGCACACACATATCTCGGTGATTCCTGCCATCCCGCTCACGCATCAACCGGATACTATTGGCCCAGCCAGCAAAAGACGGCTTCTTAGCATCGGGGGCAATCATCAACACGGCGCTGAACATCCACTCAGCTGCTCGAAGGTCTTCAGCAGTTCCCCAATTTTTACCGCTTTGGATTGCAGCATCAGGACGAACTACAGGAAGCTTCTTAGGTGGGGTGTCAGGGGATTCGTTAGAATTCTCTGACGTAAAGGGTTTTATATTATTGTTATTACCTTCTTGTTCATGATGTGCGGGTTTAAGTGCGGCGTTATGTGCGGCACCACCCTCTAAAGCCGCGCCGTTACTGGCTTCACCATGCGCGGGTTTAAGTGCGGTGTTATGTGCGGGTAAATTGTCTATTTTTTCGGCATATTCAGCGTAATTTAGGATGGTGATTACCGTCCCTTTTCGCTTCTCACCGCCCGTTGCAATCATCCCTTCTTTGACGAAAAAGGAGAGCATCCTGCCCACCGCATCACGGCTTGTCGGCTTACCTTCTCTATCGCACAGAGATAGCCCTAAATCAGCCGCTGTCGTGACCAGTTGACCGGCTTGAAGATTCCATTGGTGACCTTTGAAATTAACTGTACGGGGCTTTCTTTGAGCACCAAATAACAGGTCCTCCCAGAGAGTCCGCAGGAAAACGTCTTTGGCCCAAGGTTTCTTCTTGATGCTTCGGTACAACGGGACATAACCAAGCTTCTGGTTCTCCATCCTGTTGCTCCTGCGCTCACGTTCGGCGCTTAAGTCATAGAATTTAGCTGTACTCATGTGGTCATCTCCTATTCACAAAGACCGTAGCGTGATGAGCACACACTGGTATCAATACTGGCTTTTACGATGTCATATACCTTGCCGCCCCTGCCTGTTTTTGCCCACTCAATCACATCATCAACACCAGGAGCGCCCATGCCACCGCGAGTGCCGTAAAATGAAGACCAGTCGATAATTTGAACTTCTGGCAATAGATGCCCGATTTGTGGGGTGGTGCCGAATGGCTGTTTAAATTGCTTGAACCACGCTTGCCTGAAGGTGCCAATGCTCATCCAGTGAACCCAGCGGCTAACAAGTCGTACTTTAAGCTCCCATTGACGATGCTTTTCTATGTGTTCAGGGTAGCGGGCGGCGGTTTGTGCAATTTCCTCTTTGTTGCAGAGTACGCAATTCATACAGCCGACACGGTCTGCGCCTTTTAAATAGAGAGGATTTGGTTTAATGCCGAGATATTTGTGTAGCGCGAAAACGTCAACCGCCGTCCACTGATGAATTGGGAGGAAATTGTAGAGAAAAGAAGGATCTCGACGGTCAGCTTCGAACCGTGAGTACCCTGCACGCTTGCTGGACTCATCAGCCCTAACGCCAGACCATTGAACAATAACTTCCCCATCGTTAAGCAATGGGGCCATGACTGCGTCATAAGCGATTTGAATTTTCAGCTCATCAGTGCAAAAACGATCGCGCAACATTGGGAACTTGCCGTGCAACAGTGCTGCATCGAGGAAACTATTACCAGATGGGTGCAATACAGATAGAGCTGCATCAAGTGGGTTATCAAATTCAATACCCCATCGAGCGGCCGTACTTTGCCAAGCCCGACCAAATTGGGTATCTGAACGACTAAGTGATGGCATGATGACACCGCGATAAGAACCCATACGGATAGCTTGCTTTTTGCTCCACCCTTTTTTTATTGTTGCGCGGCGGCGGTCAAAATGCTCTTGCGTGTAGATACGCTTGACAACTTCAACTGGTGAACAACCAATTTGTGTATGGATATTATTTGCGAAGTTAATTGTTAGCTCATGCTCATTGTCTGTGTCAGCCATGACCGAACGAACCTTGTTGCCGAAAAGATGGTGAGCAACTGCTAGCGTGGCCGTTGAGTCTTTCCCGCCCGAATAATTTACAACGATGATGTGATCATCTGGAATTCTATTTTCTGCCAAATAATTTAGATATGAAGTTTCAATCTCCCGTATTTTGGCTGAAATGTCAGAAGGGACAATAATTGCCACTGTTGATGTGCCCATGTATAATTTCCTTAGAAGTCGATTGTTATCTGTTGTTCAGAACCCTTGGTTGCCGCCAGGGCTTTTTGCTTTCCGGTCACCGCAATCACAGCCTGCCTTGCGATTTCCCTTATCACGCTCGTCTCCCATATCTTCTTCAGAAGAACAAACGTCACTGCCATGTCATGTACGTTCAACCGACTTACCTTTGATTCGGCCCAGCCAGCCTCCCGCGCAAACTTGCTCTGGCCCTTGATAGCCATTCGGCTTCGTAGCTCAGATTCAACTTCCATAATTCTCTTGCTGTTACTTGCACGTTCCATTGCGTACTCTTCCCTTGTTAGATGTTGTTACGTTACAAAGCCGTAGCTAATGTCACTTGTGATTAGTTTTTTGGTGGTGCACTTTTCAGCGCTCGATTGAAGTGTTTAATGCGGGTGGTGATTAAGCGGCTTGACGATATGCAGTTTCTTCAAACTTAAGAGCACCGTTTGTTACTTCAGCTAAACGGTATGCATCTTTCTCAGGTATTACAGGCTTCCACTGGGATACGGCAGCGTCACTAATTCCTAACGCACGAGCTACAGCTCTTTGGCTCCCGAAGTGGGCAATGACTTCTTTCTTCAGCATGTCCACGTCCTTTATTGATTGCGGTTATTAAGAGTTCTTAAATTATTCACCGAAAGGATTCTTAAGTCAATTGAATTTAAGATTGCTTAATTATGAAAAACGAAACTGTCGGTCAGCGCATCCGCAAGCGCAGAAAAGAATTGCGGATCACTCAGGAAACTCTCGGGAATCGCATTGGAGTGAAGGGTGCTGCCGTGTCGCAATGGGAAGACGACAAGACGGCCCCTAATGGAGATAACCTACTAAGCCTTGCTCGGGAACTTCAGTGCGCCCCTGAATTTATTTTGTATGGGGAAAATTCAGCATCTAATGTGGAACCAGCAAAATTAGATTCACGCATGGTTCCAGTTCTTAGTTATGTACAGGCCGGAGCTTGGACAGCTGAGTGTACAATCCGATCCTTAGATGGGGATTTAGAATTTTTGCAGACAAATCTTGACCTATCTTCCTCTGCTTTTGCCTTGCTCATTAAAGGCCGGTCAATGGAACCCGAGTTCTCAGAGGGAGACTCAGTAATAATAGATCCTGAAGTATTCCCGCTCCCTGGTGATTTTGTGGCAGCAGAGAATGGAGAGCATGAGGCACTATTCAAAAAATATCGACCAAGGGGGATAATAAATGGGAAGGATGTATTTGAATTGGTTCCTTTAAATGATGATTATCCGATATTGAGATCCGACTCATCACAAATCAGAATTATCGGCACCATGATGGAGCATAGAAAATACAGAAAACGCCGGTAGTCTTAAGAATACCCCAGCACAACCCGCCACTGAGCGGGTTTTTTATTACCTAAATTTCAATATTTCTTAATGACTTAGAAAATAACTTAAGTTTTCTTCAAAATAACTATTGCACACAAACTTAAGAAGTCTTAAATTAAGTCCATCAACACGGCAGGACGCCAAAAGTACGACAGGAAGTTAAAACTCAATCGAGCGCTGAAAAGTGCAAATAACCAAACGAGATAGGTTTGGGATGCGGTGAATGCTGGCATACGCACAGAAAGTCACTCAGGTGAAACTGCCGGGCTACAGATAGACGGCCACCACATCACCAAAGCTATCTCAGGAGAACAACATGATTAAGCCGCACACTATTAAAGAAAATTGCCGCAGCCGTCGTGATGCACAGCGTAAAGCAAAGCAACAGGCATATGCCATCGCTAACCCTATGTCAGTCGGTCGAAAGTATCAGGTTGACGCTTATTCCACATCACCAGTTAGACGCGCTGGTTACTCGCCTGCTCCACTACGGATGATTGCCAGCGCGGCATTTGGTAGAGTTAAGGCGTACAAGATGCATATTCTCCGCGCTTCATATCTCTTCGAATATGAGTTCAAGCGCAAACCGGTAATTGAAGGTGGATTGTGCTTGCCAGAAGTCGCTAAATTCGCCGCTGGTTACAGGAAAAATGCTAAACTCCTTGAATCAAAAGAATCAACAGCAAAACATTAACCAATTTAGATAATTAAACAGGATGGTAGTTATTTAATGGGTAAAACAATATTTAGAATGATAAATGGCCGAGCTGTACCAATAGTGGTAGATGAAGAGATTATTGGTGATGGCAGTTCGTTTGCATACAAACAAACACCAAAGCACGTAAGCACAGAAAGAAATCTCTCCGATAAGGCATCATTTGTAGTACCAAATGCTGTCTGCATATCGTGCGGAAAGGATGTTTTTTATTATGAAAATTCATTTGGATCTAGAGTATTGTTTGATTCATTAGGTCCGCCATGGCCTATCCATCCATGTTATTCCAATCAGGTAGAGATAAAAAAAGGAGACGCGTTAACAATTGAGCCTGGATGGGAGCCTGTTATAATAGATAAGGTCATCATAACGTCGAGCGGCGGTATAAGAATTCAGGGACTTTTGGATAAACAATGGATTAGATTCTTCTTTGAAGAAAAGATATTTTCAAGAATGAAGATATCCACCGAGGACGCGAAAAATTTAATCGCTTATGGTTCGTTTGAAAAGGGACTCATACAAACCCATAATGGGAAGAAGCTATTTTCAACAAAATATCAAAAAATTGACAATATAATTAATACCGAAGCATCAGAAAAAGATGCCGAAAAGTCTACAAAGAATGAATATGCAAAAAAAATACTAGAGTATACAGCGAGAAAAAGGATTTTGAATGATGAGTTTGTGATGTTGGAAATATACTTTGGTGCTAATATAAAATCACAAATGATATTTAAAAGTGATAATTTTGATAAATACTTCAAGGGAATGAGCGTTTTTAAGTTAAAAAGAACAAGGCAACAAAACGATATTATTTTTAGCTGTAAATCAGATATTAAAGGCATATCTATTATGCTGAACAATCTAGCAACAGGGGTAAATCATTTAGATGCAGATTTGAGGAGTGAAGAAATAAATAATGCAAGTAAAAATAATATGCATTTTGTTGGTGTATTTCTCGCGTCTGAGATTAGGTATTTAGATGATACTAAAGAACAGATTGTTTTAAGGGGCACGCTAAATAAAAGATTTAAAGTAAACTACCTGATAGACGACACTGTTTTAGCCAAAAGACTCTATGATAATTATGGAGATCTAAAATCCTCTATAAAAATAGAATCCATAATTGTTATGGATAACGAAGAGTATATAGAGCTTAGCATAAGCAACAAACAGTTTTCACCATTTATAGTTCAGTTTATCGCTGATAAAGTTATATCGAAAATCGATAAGGTTAAATCCCTTAAAGAGATGGCGCTCTTGGAGGAAACTGAGAAGGCCAAGACAATTGAAGATCAAATCACTAGGTTATCTTCCGAGATCTCTAGCGCAATGGCAGATGCCTTCGCATCCGCTAAAAAGCGAAAGTGACACCAACCCGCTTCGGCGGGTTTTTATTGGCCCCAGCTTGCAGCACAGAGCGACCAAGCGCGGACAATATTTGTTTGCCTGAAGTGGCTAAGTTTGCAGCCGTGCATCGTACACCTCGTAAAAACAAGGTTCATGTAGTTAAGTAATTAATTTGCATCACAAGCTAGAGAATTAAAAATGACAACCAGGGATGTTGATCTAAGCTTTTTTGTGTGATTTTATTCTTGGTAACTACACTAAAAAATATGGATATCCAGTATGCTCCGATTTAACCCCAACATACCGTTTGAAGCTGCTAATTTTTTTAGTCAGAAAAATCTAGATGAATTAAATGTTCATGAACTTTCTTACATTCACCTAAATACTCTACATGGGCATGCCAGTTTAAAAACCACATATGTCTACTCAAGCTTATATTCTTTGAAAGAGAACCTTTTCTCATCATTCAATAATATAAGAACTAAAAATTACACGCCTCTGTTTACTGCTTTTTCTATGTTAGAACAAATTGGAAATATGTATACACCATCCCAAAAAACGTCAAACAAAACAAATGGTATAAAAAGAGCCTTAGAACTGTTTGGCAACGTAACTAAACATGACATTAATTCATTGGTAATGTTAAGGAATGGGCTCTATCACAATGGAAGTCTGGTTTCAAAAAAAGAATACAATAATCAAACTGATGTGATTTATAGGCTTTCATCATCAGGAGGGGTGCTAATCACCCCCCCAAAAATACAGTGGGACGGTATTTTCCGCGATAATCTTGCTGATTACTTGTCAATAGTTGACACGGTCACATTAAAAAATGAAGTTATCAATGTGTGTGATAATGCTTTTAGCCTATTGGAAAAAAACAATCTAAATATCTCCTTACAAGACGCTAGGGAATTTTATTTTAAATATTTATTTTCCCAAGCCAAGTAAAGAATGAAGATCTAGCCATTAACACAATAAAGGCTGCATAACGCGGCCTTTTTTATTGGCGGGTAAATGAGGAATGAATGATGAGTCAATATCGAAACATAAGCATTGAGTGGCTTCAGCGAATGCATGCGGATGGATATGTAGCTCTGTGTGATGGTGATTCGCAGGAAGTATTAGATTTCATCTCGGAACCCCAGTGACCTTACCCCTGCCACTTACCTTTATTGGTGGCAGCAATAAGACCACTAGATGAGGTGATGTATGGAAATTGAAGAATATGCAAAGGCAGCGATGTCGTCAGTAATTCAACGGTATGAGTCAGTCAACATAGATGACATTGAAGTGATTAACGACATCGCTCACCGCAGCTTTAAGATAGGTGAAGCAATGAAGTCGGAAGAAGAACGACGTAAAAAAATAAGCGAAGATGAATATTTAAATACTTTCGCAATGCTAGGAAAGCAATAACCCTCCCTGCCCCCACCAATCCCCAGAGTAAGCCTGACAACTGTCGGTGTTTTGCTGTGGGCGAAAATCAGGAGAACGCCATGAAGACAATTCAAAAAGTATCAAAAGAACGCCTTGCTCAAATGCTTCCTGGCGCTCTGCTGAAATTAGGAAACCAAATAGTTACTTTCGACGGTTGTAATACAGAACCTGACTACAAAAACCGCCCCGCTGAATTCGTGCACTACACCGACAGCCAGGGAGTTCAGCGACGATTTGATATTGGCACTGTTATTCAATCAGCCACAGAGCATCTTGATGCTGAAGCGTGCGATTACTGCGGAAAGCTTCGGCTGCCAGAAGATTTAAAAAAAGTATCCATTCAGTTCTACAAAAATTCAGAACGCCACACATTCTGCCATGAGGGCAATTGTGCGGCGCTTTATCAATCAACAGTCGGGCGCCCAAGAGCATCCGCAACAGTTAACCGGGGAGCATCATGGGCGAAGTAAATATGTATCTACAAATGCAACATCGTTATCAGCTAACAGGAAAGGATTTTGAGATTAAGCCTTCGAAATGGATTTCACAAAAACTACAGCCCGCGCTGATGTTTTTGCTGATGGCTATCTGCTTTTTCATCTCGGGGGTCGTATGGAGCTAGCCAGTGCCGTAACGCAGCAAACCCGCCTCGAAGACTTCATTTTATCACTCTGCATCGACAATCAACTGGAAGCCTCCGACCTTGATCGGATAGCTCAACAACTGGCTCAAATAAACGCCAATAACGATGCCCGAACATCAGGAATCCATCATGATTTTTCGTGTAATTGATACTGAAACGACCAGCTTTGAAGGCAGTGTTCTGGAGATAGCCAGCGTCGATATCGTGGACGGCAAAATTTGTAACCCAATGAGCGACTTTGTGAAGCCCGCTGAGGCAATCAGTTTCGAAGCAATGGCAATACATCACATCACCGAAAACATGGTTGCTGACGCCCCTCTTATTGAGCACGTGATTGATAAATACCTTGATGCTGATATCTACGTTGCACACAACGCGGCCTTTGACCGTGAAAAGTTGCCTCAGATTACCGCGCCGTGGGTATGCACGCTTAAGTTATCACGCAAGCTATGGCCGGAAGGCGGTCATGGAAATCAGTATCTTCGCTATGCGCACGGATTAAACCCTGATGTGCCGGAAGGACTCCACGCACACAGGGCGCTGTACGACTGCTACGTCACGGCTGAGTTGCTGCTTCACATGAACCGCATAGCGCGATGGACTGTTGCTGAAATGCGGGAAATCACTAAGCGACCATCCCTACTCCACGCCATGGCGTTCGGTAAACACAAAGGGAAGACTTTTACTGATATCGCCAGTGAAGACCCTGGTTACTTCCGTTGGTGCCTGTCAAACATGGAACTGAACGAAGACCAGGAATACACCATGAAACATGCGATGGGGGCTATCGTCTAATGGGTACTCCAGTGCTGATCCTCGGCGAGTCTGGGACAGGGAAGTCCACCAGCATGCGCAATCTCAATGCCGCCGATTGTTTTTTGGTTAACCCGGAAAACAAGCGGCTCCCCTTCAAATCCAAAGACTGGAAGCCTCGGGATTTTGAAGCCAAAACCGGTAATGTTTTTTTCACAGATATTCCTACGGACATTATCACCGTCATCAACTTCGCCCGGCGCGCAAAAAAGAAAATCGTCATCGTGGATGATTTTCAATATGTGATGGGCAACCAGTTTATGCGGCGTCGCAGTGAAAAGTCTTATGAGAAGTTCACTGAAATTGGCGGCGGCGCGTGGGATGTCATCAGGGCTGCCCAGGCCGCTGAAGATGACCTGATTGTCTACTTCATGGCACACACAGAAGAAACGCAATCCGGCCGGGTAAAAATGAAAACCATCGGCAAAATGCTGGACGAAAAAATCACTGTTGAAGGGATGTTCGGTATAGCTCTTCGCACTGGCGTCATGGATGGACGCTACTACTTCTCAACGCAAACCGATGGCACTGACCCGGTTAAATCCCCTATTGGCCTTTTCAATTCTCAACAAATAGATAACGACCTTAACGCTGTAGATATAGCGATAAGGGACTATTACGAACTTAACGACGGAGCATCAGAATAATGCAACCAATCTTCACCTTTGACCAAGACTCAGCCAAAACCGCTGGCGCTGGCGGCGCATCTGAAACCGGCGCTTATGCAGGCAACATTGCTTCGGCCATTTTCACCAGTGGCCGCGATTCTCAATCTGAAGCGATGGAGCTCTGCCTGGAGTCGGATATTGGCAAGATAAATTACCTTCGCATTAACTATAAAGGCCGCGATGGTAGCCCATTAAAGCACGGTTCTGCCCTGATACACGCCATTATGGGGCTGAACAAAATCAAGCAACTGAATGCAGTAGAAGTTCAGGGAGAGCAAGAGGTCGAGTTGCACTGCCCTGAGCTCGAAGGTAAACCGATAGGTTTTGTTCTTCAGAAGGTTCTGTACACCAAATCTGATGGAGGAGACGGCTACAAATTCGATATCAAACAGGCATTTAGTTCAACCTCCCGTAAGACATTCAAAGAAGCTGTTGATGGCACGCCTGCTGAAGCAGTTGATAAGTTATTGCTCGTTCTAAAAGACAAGGACGAGCGGGAGCAGCCAGGAACACAAACGATGAGCGGACAGCAAACGCAACGTTCTATGCTCGGAAATGGCGCGCAACCACAGTCTCGACTTCAACAAGTTGCTCAACAACGCCAGCAGCAAGCTGCAAAACAAACTCCTGATTTTGATGATGATATCCCGTTCTAAAACTTCCCCCTCGCACCCCGTAATACACGAAATAAGGGGTTTCCATGAAATACGATGACAATCACAGGAGTAAGACCAGCAAGGATGCTGTGGAATACGCCCTCGCCCAATTCGATGGATTAAAAAAAGGACAGCCAGTTCGCAGGCCAGGATGGCTATATCTCGACACATTAGATGCAGAGGAGCGAGCCCAGGTATTTGACGGGCAAAAGAGGCTTATAGGAAATGAAAAGTAAACGGACTTACCGGCCAAGGATGGCACTCCCCCATTACCGGCAGTCAATCTGCTGAGGAATAGTTATGTCTGAAAATACTGATAAAGAATTAAAGCCATGCCCGTTCTGCGGCTCCAAGCAGGTTGAGGCATTCGCTCAGTACGAAGAAGACTGCCCCGACCGTTCAGCTATCGTGCGTTGTCACGGATGCGACGCTCAGAGCGCTCAAATGATTGGCAAGGATAAAATCGCCATGGCCTCACGCGCTTGGAATAAGCGCACAGCCTGAGGGGTTCCCATGAAATCAAATCGTGAAGCTAAGCGACTGCTTAGGATGACGTTTAATATCAGTCGGCGGCGAATAGTTACTAAATCTGAATGGACTGGATTACACACAACGGTTAAGCCATCGGCCAGCCAGAACCGCGCTAAAAAACGGGCCGAGGAAGTCGAATATGCAGAATGTGTCTGCGGTGAATGGGGCGAAGTTAATTTTGATGGTCGCCGTTATTACTGCGGCGGCTCACCACGATGCTGCCCATAGGAGTAACAACTGATGAATAACATCGAAGAGCTAAGAGAGCACTGCGAAGAAATGATCGCTATCTCTCGTATGCAATATGCGTATATCCCAGCATCATCAATTATCACTCTGATAGACAGAATTGAGAAAGCAGAAGCAGCGTTACCAGCGGCAAACGAGAAGCTGAGCAAGCCTGTTGTGTTGCCGGATTATCGTTGCTCTCCCGATATGCACACTAAGCAATATTACGAGACTATTGGCTTCAATCTTGGGCTGGACGCCTGTAAAGCGGCAATCAAAGCAGCCGGTTTCACGGCAGAGGGGGAGTGATGAAATTTATGGGTAGCAAATCAAAAATTGCAAAGCACATCATTCCTATTATCACAAAAAACATTGGCGATAGAACATACGTTGAGCCGTTCGCTGGCGGGATGAACGTTGTTGATAAAATTAATGTTAGCGGCCGCGTAATTGCTGCTGATATTCACCCTCAATTAATTTCGATGTGGAATGCTTTGCAGTCCGGTTGGATTCCACCTGCCAGTGTGAGTAGAGATGACTATTATCGCTGTAAAGATGGGTATGAAAGCCGCTATATGGTCGGGTGGGTGGGTTTCAACGCTTCATATTGTGGTCGATATTTTGAGGGATATGCTGGGCAGGTCGAAACTAAAACTGGATTAGTTCGTGACTATTATGATGAAGCCCGTCGCAATGTTCTTACTCAAATTGAATCACTCAAAAAAGTTGAATTCATTAACTCAAGCTATCTCGACTTAGATATTCCTAATAACTCAGTTATCTATTGTGACCCTCCTTACAAGGCCACAAAGAAGTATCGTTATAACATCGATCACGAACAATTCTGGCAATGGGCACGCGAAAAGTCAGTAAATAACGATGTATATATTAGCGAATATGAAGCACCGCCAGACTTTGTTTGCGTGTGGCAAAAGGAGGTTTCAAGTAGCTTGCGCGCAAATGGCGTCATTAGTGGCGCTAAAAGCAACATTGAACGTCTGTTTGTTCATGAATCAAAGCTGGTAGAGGGGAATGCAGATGCTGAGTAAAGAGCCAGTACGAATTCGTCACGATTGGAATGTTGCAGTCGTGGGCTATTGTGATTTTTGTAGCCATTCGAAAATGACCGTTCCGCACGCTGATGGCGGGCGTATTTGTGCTTCATGTTGTGATTCTGAGTTTTTATCAAGTTGGCAGAACTACGCGAGAAGTCTTGCTACTGAGGTGCTATCACTGCGTGAGCAACTGGCAGCGATTAATGGGGCGCAAGAGCCTGTTGGTTTTGTGAAAGGTGACCCTTGTGCAGAAGATTGCCGGTGGGACTGTGTTGACCCTATTTATCTGGCTGGGTCGGTTACTCCGGAGGGTTACGGTTCTGATTATTTCGAGGTGTATCGCCACCCAGCACCATTAAAGGAATAACCATGCTAATCGGCTTTGTTCTTCTCGTCAGCTCCTGCGGATTTGATGCCTGTGAAGCCCTACCCGTTACCGAAGATATCTACCCTACCCAATCTGAATGCCTGACCATCTCAACGCTGATTAAAGAGCGCAGGCCCAACGTTGTGCTCATGTGCAGCGAAGTGTATAGATAACCGCGCTATAATCCTCCAAACGAATAGGAGGAAGCCATGAGCTACAATCTCGCTGATAAACCGCAAGAAGATAAAGACAAGATGGCTGTGGACTTAGCCGCCAGCGGCGTTGCATTCAAAGAACGCTACAACATGCCGGTTATCCCTGCTCAGATAGAGGAACAGCAGCCAGAGCATTTACGTGAGTATTTTCGCGACCGAGTGAAGCACTATAGGGAAGTAGGTAGAACGATGGGTAAAATGGAATATACCCCGCCAGAAAGAAAGTAAGCACACCATCTCAATGAGCCTCGCTAAATGCGGGGTTTTTTATTGCCTAAAAACGGACTCACAGAAACGGATTTCACTATCTGGAGTATCCACTATGCGAGTAACTATCTCAGCGCCGGACCCCGGCTGCGTTGAATTTGCCACCCGAGCATTAAATGCATTTATCAAAGGCCGTGGGAATGGTGAGTTTCCCAATCCGAGCGGCGCAATAAGTAATTCATTCTTTGGCGCTGAATGCACTGAAAAGCCTAACGGTAATTATTCGATTAAATGCTGGCGCATTCCAACAAATATTGCGGAGGCTGCGTAATGTGCGACGAAATCGACCAAGCTCAAAAACTTGAATTGCTCAACATCGAAATTGGAATAGCGAATCGCAAGCCAACAATGACATTTACCGGCCTGTGCCACTTCTCAGAATGTCGCCAGCCGATTGCTCGCGGCCTTTTCTGTGATTCTGGGTGCCGTGATGATTTTGAAATCGATGAGCGACGCAAGGGGATGGCGGCATGAGTGAGATTAAGCACCCGGCAATCCGTTACCATGGTGGCAAGTTCAGATTGGCGCCCTGGGTTATCAGCCATTTTCCAGCCCACACGCATTATGTAGAACCATTCGGCGGCGCGGCGTCTGTATTGCTGAGGAAAGAGCGAAGCTATGCAGAGGTTTATAACGATTTGGACGGCGACGTGGTAAATCTCTTTTTCGTTCTGCGCGATATGACTCTGCGTGAATGCCTTATCGAATCATTGATTCTGACCCCCTACTCTCGTGATGAATTTACCTATGCATACGGGGAAGCGGAAACGATGGTCGAGAAGGCGCGGAAATTAGTCATCAGGGCAACAATGGGATTTGGTTCTGCCGGCGCGACAAAAGGAACAACTGGTTTTCGTCTGGATACCAAACGCAGTTCTGCAACCGCTCAGCACTTGTGGGCAAGGATGCCTGAAAACTTAGCAGCAGTTGGCCAGAGGTTCGAAGGTGTCTTGGTAGAGAATCGCGATGCTGTCCAATGCATGTTAGACCATGACACAACTTCAACGCTTCATTTTGTTGACCCGCCATACGTCCATGACACCCGCGTTATCTCATCGCGATATTACCGCCATGAAATGGACAATAACGCTCATTTAAACCTACTCGATACCGTCAATAAACTTGAGGGGATGGTCGTGCTTAGCGGCTACAACACTGATATGTACAACGACATTCTCACCGGCTGGCAAAAGCAGGAAAAGCAATCCTCGGCAGCCGGACGGAAAGGCTCGGTTAAGCGACTTGAGTGTCTATGGCTGAGTCCTAATATCATCAGCGGGAGTAAAGCAGCATGAAGAGAAAAATATCAGACGGTGCCTGGTTCTGGATATATCTCATCGGGTACACAGTAGCAGCAACGCTCTATATCGTTAGTAATGCGGGGTGAGCGCATGGAATCGACAATAGAGAACGCAATCAGGTCAGTAGCTCGATGTTGTAGAACGGAAATAATTGAAGCCACGGACGGCAAGCCACTTTCAGAGCACGACAAGCTCATCACAGAAATCCTCGACCGCCACGCAAAAAAAATCACCGCCCTACCACCTAACACTTTCCCGGCTAAACGCTGGTTGAGCTATTACGTTCGTCAGATTGATAAAGAGATAAGAGGCCAAAATGGATAAATACAGTCTCACATTCGATGAGGCTTGCGAATTCCTTGGTGTATCGCGCTCAACAGCAAAGAAATGGATTTCATCAGGCCGCCTGGCTGCAACCCGGAAAGACCCAAGCAAACAACAATCCCCCTACCTACTAACTCGAAAGGCCTGTATTGCTGCATTAAGCGATCCGGTACACACTGTGTCCGTGATCGGCGGCGGGGCGACTAAGGAGATACAATGTCAATCTTCCGCAGGGGTTCCGTTTGGTATGCCGACTTCACGGCACCGGACGGAAAACGCATTAAACAGTCTCTTGGCACAGAGGACAAGCGCCAAGCACAGGAGTTGCACGACAGATTAAAAGCTGAGCAATGGCGAATAGAGCGCCTGGGTGATTTCCCTGACGTGACATTTGATGATGCCTGCTTACGTTGGCTTGAAGAAAAAGCGCATAAGAAATCACTGGATGCGGATAAGGGCCGGATCGGATTCTGGCTCATCCACTTTCAGGGAGTATTGCTGAAGAGTATTTCCGAGGCAAAAATTTATGCCGCCGTCAGTAAAATGACAAACAGAAAACATAGGGATAACTGGGAGTCGAAAGCAAGTTCGCTGAGGAGGCGCGGTGAGGTCGTGGAGCCATTTGTTGAAGTGCTGGTTAGCATATCAACGAAAGCAAAGCACCTGGCATTAATGAAAGCGATTATGCGTGCCGCAGAGCGCGACTGGAAATGGATTGAACGGGGCCCAGTAATAAAGGTTCCGCAAGAGCGAGGGAAGAGGGTCAGATGGCTTGAACCTCATGAAGCGGTTCGGTTAATACATGAATGCTCTGAGCCATTAAAATCTATCGTGGTGTTTGCGTTGGCTACCGGGTTGCGAAGATCAAATATTGTCAATTTGCAATGGCAAGACGTAGACCTTCAGCGAAAGGTTGCCTGGATTCATCCAGAGGAAAGTAAGTCAGGTCAGGCAATTGGTGTCGCTCTCAACGACACGGCATGCCGGTTACTTCGAGACCAGATTGGAAACCATAAGAAATGGGTATTTGTTCATCAGAAAGAAAGCACATTGCCAAATGGGAAAAAGTCGGCGGCAGTAAGGAAAATGCGCGTCGATGGCAATACGGCTTGGAGGCTTGCATTGAAGAGGGCTGGAATAGATAACTTTCGCTTTCATGACCTTCGCCATACCTGGGCCAGCTGGTTAGTACAGGCGGGTGTTCCACTGACAGTTTTGCAAGAGATGGGCGGGTGGGAATCAATTGAAATGGTACAGAGGTATGCACACCTCGCGCCACGTCATTTAAGTGCCCACGCCAAGCAAATTGATAGCATTTTTGAGGGTCATGTCCCAAATTCGTCCCACTCGGATAATTTGGAATTACTAAAAGTCGTGTAAGTCGTTGATTTTACATGGTACGCCCTACAGGGCTCGAACCTGTGACCTACGGCTTAGAAGGCCGTTGCTCTATCCAACTGAGCTAAGGGCGCATTTGATATTTACCGCAGCATAGAACGCTGCCGGTAGTCAGTTGCGGGTTGGATTATACGGGCAGTCGCTTTTGAGTCAATGGGTTTTCGCCTTATGGTTTATCAACTGGCTATTTAATCGTTAATTAATCGTTATTATACGCCTGACAGCACGCCCCGCTTCTGACAAAATAGGCGGATTCCCGCTTTTTTAATTGATGGACCCTTCCACTGATGTCAGCGAAAATTATAGATGGTAAAACGATTGCGCAGCAGGTACGAAACGAAGTAGCTGCGTTGGTACAGAAACGTTTAGCTGCGGGTAAACGTGCTCCCGGCCTTGCTGTTGTGTTGGTAGGTGAAAATCCAGCTTCACAAATTTATGTCGCCAGTAAACGTAAGGCATGCGAAGAAGTGGGTTTTGTTTCCCGTTCTTATGACCTGCCGATGACCACCACGGAAGCCGAGCTGTTAGCCTTAATTGATTCACTGAATAATGATAGTGAAATCGATGGGATTCTGGTGCAACTACCACTGCCCGCGGGGATTGATAATGTCAAAGTCCTGGAACACATTCATCCAGATAAAGACGTCGATGGTTTCCATCCTTACAACGTGGGTCGCTTGTGTCAGCGCGCACCTAAACTGCGCCCTTGCACCCCACGCGGTATAGTGACACTGCTGGAGCGTTACGACATCCCGACTTACGGCCTGAACGCTGTCGTCGTGGGAGCATCCAATATTGTTGGTCGCCCGATGAGCCTTGAGTTATTGCTGGCTGGCTGCACCACTACCGTCACGCATCGTTTCACTAAAAATCTGCGCCAGCATGTCGAAAATGCGGATTTATTGGTGGTCGCCGTCGGTAAACCCGGTTTTATTCCCGGTGAGTGGATTAAACCCGGCGCAATCGTGATTGATGTCGGCATTAACCGCCTTGAAAGTGGTAAAGTAGTCGGCGATGTAGAATTTGATGTCGCTGTTAAGCGTGCGGGTTGGATTACACCGGTTCCCGGTGGCGTCGGGCCGATGACCGTTGCAACACTGATACAAAATACCTTGCAAGCCTGCGAGGAATATCACGACATCAACGAAAATAGAGTGAAAGGACAGTAA